TGGGCAGATCCCCAAGGCTGTCTCGGCGGTCATCGATGCAGGTGTTCCTCTTTTCATCCCGGAATCGATTCGACCCAAGGACGTTCAGACGGACAATATGACCGTCGAAAAGGACTCTTCGGCTGCAAGTTCGGTCACTGATGCGTCCAGTAGGCTCAAGAGTTTCAAGCGCAAGCCTCAATAAACTTTCTTAACTCAGCTCACATAGGAGTCTCATAGCCAATGACCTCTCGCACCGCAGCAGCCGTCCTTTGGACCTACAAGGACCCCGAGAACGGAAAGACGTTCTATCTTGAAGAGAAGGTCGTTTCTTGGCATTCCCCTTGGAGTGGCAAGGTTCACACGGGTGAGAAGCCTGAGCGCTACTCGATGTCGGCAGTCACTAAGGACATGAAGGAGGACAAGCTGTCCCGCCTCTGGTCTTACGATGCCCCCGAGGGAAAGCTCTACACCGAGGAAAAATTAGTCCGTCCGCGCTCCCCTTGGAACGGTAAGGCGTTCAAGGTTGAGAAGCAGGAGCGGAAGACCGTCACCGACGTCGCCAAGGCGTTGAAGGATGATGGCAGCGAGGAAATCAAGACGGCTGCCTGGAAGGTGGCCGCGGAAATCAAGACCGCGGACTGGAAAGTCGAAGCGGAAGTCACTCCCGACATGTGGAAGGTGGACTGACTCATGAGCGCTGCTTCCCGAGTTGCCGCCCGGTTTACCAAGTCCGCCGCCCTCAGCGGAGAGACGATGGGGATGCTTCGTGCAGCGTTGGCTTCGCTGATGGCTGACAATGCGGACGCTCCGATGTCGGAGCTGTCTTGCGTGCTGGCTTTCCTGCGAACTCTCTCGGTGGTTCATCATACCCACCACTGGCAAACCCGTGGCCCGCAGTTCTATGCCGACCACCAGATGTTCGACCAGCTCTACAAGAATGCTCAGGATGCCATTGACGGCATTGCCGAGAAGACGGTGGGTGCGGGTGAACGTCTCCTGGTTCGCCCGCTCATGCAGGTTGACCAACTTGAGCGGCTGATGAAGGTCGTCTACGCATTCGCGGCGATGGACCCTACAGCAGACGAGTATGTCCAGCTTAGCTTGAATGCTGAGTTGGCCTTTTTGGCTTTCACTGACCTAGTAGTGGAGTCAATGAGGGCTCGGGGTACATTGAGTCGGGGGATTGATAATCTCCTAGCAGGTATCCAAGATCGGCATGAAGGCCACGTCTACTTGCTTAGGCAGCGTTTGGCTTCCTAAGAATCTACTTGTGGGTTCGTATGTCGGTACGATGTCACCCAGAGAGATATCAAAAGCAGAGTTAGAGGTGGTTCTGTTGGAGAACCCTAATGCCCGTCTTGTCGACCTGAAGAAGCATTTCAAGTGCGGGTCATCCACGATCCGGCGGGAGTTAGCTCGTCACGATCTAAAGACAAAACCCCTCTCTGAAAGAGAGAAGCCTTGGTTAGAGGGGGATCGGAATCCCTTACGGCAATGGAAGAAAGCTCACCCTGAGTGGATTGACAATCAACGAGGGGAGGGGAACCCCATCCACAAGGTCAAACACCTATACGAAGACCCGGAGTATGTACGGACCATTACTCGTGGTATTCGAAGTCATGTGGCGAAGAAGACTGGTAAATCCTACGAGGATACTTACGGAGTCGAGAAGGCCGAACAGTACAAGGAGAAGCTACGTGCAGCTTCTCCTGAAAGATTGCGGAAGACCTTTCGAAGAGAAACTCAAATCGAGAGAACTGTCTCTGACTGGTTATGTGAGTGGGGTGTGGCATTTCAGCGAGAGGTTCAGTTTGGTTACTTTACAGTTGACTTCTTTGTACCCTCACATCAACTGATCATTCAAACAGATGGGGATTACTGGCACGGAAACCCAGAGGTGTTCTCAGCAGATAAATTGACCAAGCATCAACGGAGAAGGAGGAGCTTGGATCAAGTGTGTGACACATATGTTGAGGGCCTTGGTCTCACGGTTGTCCGTTTGTGGGAATTAGATATTAACACTAGATCCGAATACTGTCGAGAGACGTTGAGAGGACTATTAAGATGAGCAAAGATAAGAAGTTATCATTGGGCTGCGGGATTGACTGTGGGACAATGAATGTGGTTTCTTCTCGGAAGGAGGACACTTCAATTGTCCATGCCCGAGTCAGGGATGCCTTTATCGACCTGGATGTAGAGGCCAAAAAAACCCTCCGTCTTTCCAAGGTCAATTATGTTGAGAAGGGTGACCAGCTTATCGTCATCGGTGACTCAGCGCTCAATATGGCCAATCTGTTCAAGAGAGAAGTCCGTCGACCTTTGAGTCGTGGTGTCATCTCAGCCGGTGAGATGGAAGGCCAAGAGGTCTTGAGCATCATAGTTGGACAGGTATTGGGAAAGCCGAAGGTCGAGGACGAAGCTTGTTACTACAGCGTACCTGCGGCCCCCATCGACGATCCTGAGCAGGACATCATTTTTCACACGGAAGTCTTCCGGAAGATTATTACTGAGCATGGCTACCGCGCGTTCCCCAAGAACGAAGCGATGGCGATCATCTACAGTCAGTGTGCTGAGGAGAACTTTTCTGGACTGGCGGTCAGTTTTGGGTCGGGTATGTGTAACGTCGCACTCTCGTTTCAGACGATGGAAGGGATGAGTTTTTCACTTGCTCGCGGTGGTGACTGGATTGACACCCATGCGGCGAAGGCGCTTGGCACGACCTCAGCTCGCATGTGTACCCTCAAAGAAAAAGGGGTCAACCTTGCGAAGCCGGAAGGCAAGGAAGCAGAAGCAATCGCGCTCTACATCCGAGCCCTTATTCGGTATTGCCTAGAGAATATCGTCAAGCAGTTCTCGATGGTCCAAGCCAAAGTTGATCTTCCAGAGCCTATCCCCTTCGTAATTTCTGGAGGTACCACCAAAGCAGGTGGCTTCCTTGATGTCTTCAAGCAGGAATTTGAGGCTATCAAGAAGAAGAACTTTCCAATTCAGATTAGTGAAATCCGTATGGCGAGTGATCCCATGACGGCGGTCGCAGACGGCCTTCTTGTGCTTGCCATGGAAGAGCACGCTGATTGAGGGGTCTCTATGTTCTACTATTTGTCTTCGGCGCTCAAGCGTCGGCTTATTCTTGAGCTGCAAGACGGATTCTCGCGTCACCCAATCTACCAGAAGATTGTCCCCTGGATCGAAAATAAGTACAGCTTCGACGAGCGCCCCGCCTACGGTATTGTCATCAAGGGTTCTAGTGCCAATAAGGTGCAACTTGCGGGTGATAACTATCTTGGAACCGTAGTTAGCCATGTCATGTTGGCCTACGTTAAGCAGCCCTGTTATATGCTGGAGTGGGTTCGTGAGGACTCAGCGGCGATTGCAGCCAATGGTGGTGAGATGCCCCTGGCGGCGGGAGTCTACTACCTCCAGTGCCTTTCAGCTCCGACGAATTCTGAGGAAGCCGGGTTCTATTCGGTTGATCCGCTATTGACTCAAGTTGACGAGCCGGTTTTGCAATTCACCTCCGGCATCGAGCAGGAAGCTCAACTGCAACACAACCCTGTCGAAGGGACTCTTCGGCTTTGGGAGAATCGAAACTACCTCATGAAAGAGGGGGAGGACTATACCGTGAATTACGCGGATGGGTCGATCTCTCTTCAGACTCGGTCGAAGCCTGGGTCACTCCTGACGGCGGATTATCGTTATCTAGGTGATCCGATAGGTCCTGTACCCTTCTACTGGAATCAGGCGGATTTCAAAACCCTTCCTGGGGTGGTGCTGGCCTTTGGAAAGCGGGCTGTTAAGGGTGGTCAGGTTGCCGTAGTGGTGACTCCCGACCGAGTCGATACCGCCAATGCATTTGGCGGTAAGTTCGAAATCACGTTCGATATGGATGTGATTGCTCAAGACCCCACTCAAATGGAAGAGATCGCTGATTTTGCAGTTATGCACCTCTGGGGACAGAAAAAAACCCCCCTTGAGTTCGAGGGAATCGAGATCGTCGATGTAAGCATGGGTGGCGAGACAGAGGAGACTTACGATGAAACAGGGGAAACCTTCTACTATCTAGCGTCGCTCTCAATTCAGTTCCGTGCGGATTGGGAGATTCACGTTCCGTTGCCCTTCACGATTGCGACGGCCAACCAAACTCAATTGACTCAGATAGTCAATCCAGACCTGCTCTTTACGGTGGCTCCTTCCCTGAAAGGACGCAACGCCAACTATGAACGTATCGGATGAACCCGGAGATGGAAAATGCCCAAGTATTCCTTCGAATGTGACGCGTGTGCACTTCGTTTTGAACGTGTCTTGAAGATGGGGGACAACCCCACTCATGACTGCCCTCAATGCAAGCAGGAAGTCCCACGGCTTTGGGAAGGGTTTGGCTTTGGCTTCGAAGTCAATGTCAATGCCCCCACCGGCAACACGGGAGTTCACGGACAGGACTACCCCACGGCTGACCAAGCCGTCGGACGGAGTGCCGCGGACCGTTGGGCCCAGTATGAGTCCCGGAAAAAAATCAAGGATGAGGTTCGCAAGCAGGCTGGCTCTCACGCGCTTATTCGCCATGAGGGGGAGGGTTACGTGGATTATGAACCCATGACGGAAGTTGGGTTGACTGCTCAAAAGCGGATCCGTCGACATCTCAAAGAACTGATTCCCGAGACAACAGGGAAGAAACCTCCTCAATAATGTATCGTTGAGTCTACAGGGTAGACGCAACTACCCGAGATATATGTCCGGAACAGGCGCAAGAACCGAATTCAGATCAAGAAACCTCCGCTTTCCTTTTATCAGAAACCACATTCAGATCCATATCAACCAATTTTGGTTTTGCGATCACCCTCTTTAGGAGAATCGGATGGGCTTCGGACCTCTCGGTACTTACCTTCCCCCGGACGTATACTCAAGGACACTGACTGAAGCGAACGTGACCAGCTTCCTCGCCGGGCTGCGTATCCCGGTGTATATCGGAGTTGGTCAAGAAGAGCTTGAGCAGATCGACCTTGAAGTCGTTCGTGGATCTAGTTCCACTCTTGACCAGCAGATCGTCAATGAAGACGTCGGGTCAAGCTGGGTCGTCGATGCGACGAATCCCAGTAACCCCGTGCTTGGTACGAACGACGGTACGAAGCAAACCTTCCGTGTCCGCAACTTCCCTCTGGTAGACGGTCAGGGCTTCGGCCGCACGGCCAACGACGTCAAGTCGGTCACCGTGACGGTCAATGGAATCCCCGTTGCTGTTGGGCAGGTTCAGGGTGCCAAGGGTCTCGTCACGTTGCAGGTTCCGCCGCAGTCGGGCGATGAAGTGCGTATCACGTACTTTTTCCACCGTGGTGACACCTCGTTTACGGACGACGTTTCGGACCAAGTCACGGTCGAAAATGCAACGCTGGTTTCTCCAGGTTACGAGCCCTTCAACATCGTTACAGGTGTGAGCGATACGTTTACCATCACGGTCAATGGTTCGCAGAAGACGGTCACGCTGGCAGCCAACTCAAGCACTACTGCCACCGCGCTAAAAAGCCAGATTGATGCAGCAGCCATTTCGGGTCTAACGGCTGTAGTCGTTTCTGACGAATTAAATCGCCAGCACCTCCAGTTTAGTTCGACAGTTTCTTTGGTGATTGGTTCGACTAACGCCAACGGTCCGCTAGGGTTCTCAGCAGGTGCCAAGACCAGCCGCAATGCGGACTTCCGTGTTTTCCAGCTCCCTATCGTTGATGGCAGTTCCGGTGGTATCACCACGACGGACACCAGCAAAGTAGTCGTCAAGGTCAACGGTTCGCAGGTTATCCCGGCTGCTGTTGATGGCAAGAATGGTATCGTCACCTTGACGACGCCACCTCCGCCAAGTTCGACGGTCACAATCCAGTATTGGGCTAATACCTGGCAAGATACGTTCGACTATCTCCCGAACACGCTCATTACGAATGTGATTCGCGCGGGCATCTCGCCGGGCCGTTCGGATTATATCCAGAACGCGGACTTTGTTGTTATCAACCAATCTCGCGACGTAAGCACGATCCACTGGGGCACCAGCTTCGCGGTTGCCGCTGCAATTCATACTCCAGGTGCGGAACTCTTCGACGACACTCAGATCACTGGGTCGCTGGTTGACGACAAGTGGTACAACGCAGAGTGCAATCCTCTCACCGACACGACGGTCATCCCGGCTGTTGTCTCGACGACGAAATTCGTCCTGCCGGCTGTACCGACGACCGGTAACGGCCGTGACACGCCACTCAGTAGCTCGCTCTACAAGAGCGTGACCAACGCTCGTGTTGATCTCCCGACGAACCGTCCGGACCTGATTGTTGCTCGTGTAGGTCGCAACCTGCGTGACGCTCTCAACCGTCCAGCCGTCAAGGTTGTCGCGGTCGATGCAGCCAACCGCATCGTGACGCTCCGAGATGCAGTCCCGCCGGACTACAAACTCTACGCGACCTTCTGGTACAATCGAATTGTCGATGACACGTACATTGTGACCTGCTCCACTCCGGGTTCGCTCGGTTCTGGTCAGTACACTGTTACGTCCAGCATTCAGGACGCTCCGGTCTACCACGTTCGATTCAAGCAAAAAGGTGGAGGTCTCACCGAGACTGTCAACTTCCCTCGCGGTGTCGAGTCCATTCCGGACGCGATGCATGTTGGTGGCGCTCCGGTTGCCGAAATCGTCCGAGTGACCTTTGGTTCTGAGGCGGCAACCAACGCGCAGTTCACCAACGACGCGGAAGAGCCCTATTCGATCTATGCCAGCACTTCGGACGTCTGGACTTCGGTTGTCAACGGTACAACGGCGACCACCACGCTTTCGGGCGCGGCTCGTGGCTACCTGGTTGGCTCCCATGTTGCGGTCTCGGGTGGTAACATCACTATCCCGGCTTCCCCGAACAATGTCCTTAATCTGACTGTCGACGGCTTCGATGTTTCTGTCACGCTGACTCCGGGTTCTATGACCCCGTCCGCCATCGTGTCGGCAATCAACACGGCCATCGAAACGGCTCCCGGTTCTCCAGTCACCGGCGGTACGAACCTCTGCTCGACAGTAACCATTGGTTCCTCGGCGGTGTTCATCATTCGGTCGTTCTCGCTTCCTGGATCTCTCCCTAGTGGTTTCGATCACGTTTCGGAGATTAAGATTCGCCAAGGCACTGTGGAAGGCACCCTTGGGTTCAAGACTTTCGCGACTGTCAAGGGTACAACGGGAGCTGTCAACAAGCCTGCGACTCTCCTTGGGTCGGTGGCGGGTCCTTTCAACCTCACGGCTGACCTGGACAACAAGTTCCGCTTCCGGGTCAACGGCGTTGAGTATAACGTCACGTTGACTCCAGGCAGTGCAGTTTCGGCAGCCACGCTGGCGACAGACATCAACACGGTGGTGGGCTTCTCGGCCGCATCCGCTGGTACGGGTGTCAACGCAGGCAAGCTCCGCCTCATGAGCAACACGAACAACGAGCAGTCGTCGGTTCAAATCCTCGATGGTTCAGCCAACACGAAGCTTGGCTTCGTGACGAATCAGTTTGCGTCTCAGACGCGAGTTTTCGCTCAGGAAATCGCCAATTCGCTTATGGCAACTTCGGCCTTTGCGGCTGAAGGTATCGCGTACGCTACGACGTTCCCCGGTCAGGGAACGTACATCACCATCGAGTCGCGCACGGTTGGAGCTGCGGCTTCTTCGGTGGCCTTCGGCAATGCAAGTAGCTCGGCCTTCAACTCCTCGACTGGCGTCGGCATTGTTCCCGGAACGGATGGCGATAACGGTGAGGACGCAATGGACAACTTCGTGGTCTCGTCAAACCTACCTACGGGCGGTTCGGCTGGCACCGGAGTTCCCGGACAGACCTACACTGACCTGGTGACGGGCCTGCGTTTCACGGTTTTGGCCGCAACGGACGGCAGCTACACGGCGAGTGGTTACTTCGACTTCGAAGTCAGCCCGACTTTCGAGGTCAATTCGTCCGCTCCGCACTACGCCATTCCGGGCTTGGAGACGACGGTGTCCAACACTGTCAATGTCACGGCGAATGACTCCGCGACGATTCGCACATTCAGCCCACAAGGGGTTGAGCCGAAGAATGGAGACTTCTACTTCATCAGCTATCGCTACATGAAGCAGGACTTCTCGACGCGAATCTTCCGTCAGTTCAAGTCTCTTGAAGCTAACTTTGGGCGACTCACGGCAGAGAACCGAGTCACCCTCGGGGCATTCCTCGGAATTCTTAACGGTGCTGTTCTTGTCGGTGTCAAGCAAGTTCTTAAGGTTGCTTCTACGAACCAAGCTTCGGCTCTGGACTTCGTGACGGCCATCCAGGAACTGGAGACTCCACTACAAGGCAATATCAAGCCTGACCTTCTCGTTCCGCTCAGTACAGATACTTCGGTGTACGGCGCGCTCACGCAGCACGTCGAAACCATGAGTCATATCCGTAACCAGTCGGAACGCATGGGATTCATTGGCTTCGCCTCTGGTACTTCGCCAACGTCGGCCCAGTCAGTTGCCCGCGGGCTCCTGTCGAACCGTATCGTTGCGTTCTACCCGGACAGCGCAGTCATCGAGCTGACCAACGAACTCAATGAGTCGTTCGAGACGGTTGTTGACGGAACGTTCTTCGCGGCTGCTGTCGCGGGTGCGGTCGTCAGCCCCTCGGTGGACGTGGCAACGCCTTACACGCGGCGTCAGGTTCAGGGCTTCAAGCGAATCCCTCGGATCATGGACGTGGTCGAGTTGAACCAGACGGCAACGGCTGGCATCACGCTCATCCAAGACCTCGACCCGATCATCCGGATCCGCCAGGGTCTCACCACGAACGTCAGCAACGTCCTGACCCGTCTTCCGACGGTGACGCAGATTGCCGACTACGTTTCGCAGCAGACGCGCTCGATCTTGGATGCCTTCATCGGCACTAAGTTCCTCGCAAGCCGATCGAACGAAGTCGAAGTTGCGATGACCTCGCTCTTCAAGAGCATGGTTCAGCAGGAAATCGTCGGAGGCTTCGCTGGCATCAGCGCTGCCCCGGACGAGACCGAGCCGACCACGTTGAATGCAACTGCCTACTATCAACCAGTATTTCCCCTTTTATACATAATTTTGACATTCAACCTCCGCGCAAAAATTTGACGCCACTGTAATTTACGGTAAAAGAAGCCCTTCGGCCCCCGGTGTAAGGTGGGGTCGAAGGGCTTCTTCTTTATGACCAAGACGAAAATAACACCTGAATCTACATACGATCTATTCCACACTTCCGAGCCAATGAAGAAGTGTGCTGCACGACTGGGGGTTAGCCCCAACACTCTTCGAGCGTGGTGGGCGGAGCACTTTGGTGAGGAGGCGCTTGTGGAGCGCGGCTCTGAGATCCAGAAGTCAGCGGCGAGACAATTAGGATCCTCAAAAAAGGGTACCACCTACAATCATCCAACTACAGCCTACAATTGTGTTGATTGTACGATTGAGGTGCATCTCAACTCCTTACAGATTGCTAAACTGGCCAAAATTCTGTGTGATGCTTGTCAAAACAAAGCCAGAGGGGTTGACCGAGAGTGTCCAGTTTGTCAATTAGGCGTTTCTGGGTTGCTAGGATTATCTACTCACTTGCGGCAGAAGTTTGACGAAGCTCATGTTGAGTACCTAAAGCTTTCTGATAAATCCGAATGGTTTGGCAAAAGCGAATCCATCGACTTCGTCGTGTGCAAGATTTGCAACTTCCGGGACTCTACTTTGGGTCGACACCTGGGGGCGGTGCATCAGCTAACCGCGGACCAGTACAGGAGACGATTTCCTGGTGCTCAGATAGTTTCCGAAAGGACCTGCGAGCAAAGATCAATTAGCCTTATAGAGGCTCACAAGCGAAGACCTCAGAAAGGTCTTCGAAAGACCGAAGTTTGTGATGGCTGTAACGTCGAGATGGAAGTGTCTGCTTTCACGAATATCGCTATTTGCCAAGAGTGTTGTGAAGCAGAGGAGCTTGAGAGAAGGTGCCAAAAGTGGCATGGTAAGTCTGAACTTGAGGACTATGTGACATGTCAAGAGTGCAACTACGTAGCTGAGAATTTGACATCCCATCTTCAGAATGCCCATCCTGATCTGATAGGTTGTTATCAAGATAAATTTCCGGGACATTTGATAGTGGCCTTGAATTCTAGCATTCGAGATAAGACGGCCCTCCAGGGGCGTCCTTTGAGTGCTGAGACCAAGGAATTGATGTCCAGAAATGCAGGGCGTTGGAACTTGGGCCTGACAACGGAAACAGATGAGAGAGTCGCCAGGGGAGCTGAGAACATGAACGGCCGCCCGTCCTGGTCTAAAGGGTTAACTAAGGAAAGCCACCCCTCATTGAAGTCTACTGCGGAGAAACTTCAGCAGTACGCGGGTGAGAATCGTCCGTGGTCGAATGGTCTTGAGGCTTCACTGACCTACGCTGATTTTGCCCCGTTCTTGGAATCCGATGGCGTGGACCGTACTAAAATGGCTGAAGCTTTGGGCTATAGTGAGGAAACCATCACCAAGTATATGCGGAAGTTGGGCTTAGTTCTGTCGAAGAACCACATTCAAGGACGAGCCTTGGCGGCCACCATTCGTCTGGAAAAATCAACCCTGGAGACACATGCCCTCAAGAACGGGAAGATTCAAGTAGGTTGTGTCATGAAGGAAACAGGGCATGACCGAAAGGTCATTCTACGTGAATGTAACCGCCATGGGTTGGTATCTTACACGAGGTCTATTCTACAGGGTCGATGTTTGACTGCCGTATCCCAAGTGCTGGGTGGTGTAGAGTACAAGCGTGAGTGGGAAGCTCGTAGATTCGTCAATCCAAAGTCAGGGTTCAGGTTCAGATTCGACGGCTACTTCCCCACCCACAACCTTATTACGGAATTCTTTGGGCACCAGCACTACAAGTTCCCCAGTATTTACGTCAAGACCGAGGAAGCCTATTTTGACCTTCAGGAGAGGGACCGAATCAAGGAGAACTTGGCTCGTGCGGACGGGATTCATTACTTGGTCATTCGCGAAGATGAGCCCTTCGATGACGAAAGTTACCTTCGTGGGAGACTTGAAGCAGAAGGTGTAAAGCTATGACCCCTGAACACACTTCAGTTCCCGTATCGTTTGAGATCATCATCGATCCCGAGTTTCGAGGGGATGCTATCCACTTCGCCGACGTTGGATTGACGACATTCTACACGGAGCTGCTCCTTGGGAAGGGGCTTCCTCTCAAGTTCGCCATTCCTCGGGTCTCGGGTCTCGACACTCTCTTGGGGATGGCACTCTTCTTGAATCGGGATACTTTGCTTCAACCCAAGACTCCTGGGCTGGTTATGTTGGTTGATCTGGCAGTCAAACACGGCCCTCAGATGCTTTCCCATGCGGAAGCTGACCTGACTAACTTCTTGGTCTTTCTTCAGTCGTATGCTGTCCAGGACTCCGAGAAGCTCACCAAGACCGAGTTGGGGGAGCGACTAAGTTCAGCCATTGGCTGGATTCGAGACTACTTGATGGATGACCGACTCCCTCACTTGGGGTTTTCTACTCAAGCCGAAGTCAAGGTTATCGATGTGGGATCCAATGGTTTCGTGTTGGCCACTACCCTGGGTGATGCCGAGGAAGCTTGGTTCGACTTGTTCCGAGCTGGGCACCTTCGGGGTGTGGTTTTGGGCACGGAGAGGGATGGACGACGAGAGGTATTTGCTTGTCGCAAGAGCCTTCTGGTCGATTTCGATGTACGTCGGGCGGCCTTTTTGTTGACTGAGGTCGAACAGGCTTTTGAAGGCACTGGAGAGTGGTTGGCCACGGATCGGAGTGTTAAGAGCCCCGAGGGGGGCACCATCCTGTCCATTGCCAACATGCTGGAGGTCTTCCTCCGAGTCTGAGTCAAGATTCCTTTAGTGCGCGGCTTCTCTTAGAGTGTCGCGCAGCCTAGTAACTATCGGAACGGACGGAAGTAGAGACTACGTGAGGTTGCCGGATGGGCGATCATTCACGCTTGGGTCGGTCTCCGTCTTGAAGTTGGTTGTGTCTTTGGCACCTAATGCCACCACCGCTCGTCGTTGCCTGGATGACTTCCTAGCTAGCGGGGAGTCTATGTTGACGGTCAACCTGGATGACCTGGATGCTTTGTTGACCAAGCCTCGTGCACGTTGGGCAGGCGGTAAACCCCTTATTGCCGTACGAGAACGTATGGCTTCCGTAGAAGGCTCAGCAATGAATGAGACGGAATTTGAGAAGAAGCTAGGGACGATCGAGCGCCACCTGCACACTCTGTCTGAGGTAATATTGGCCTCCAACGATGCTGAGAAGCACGTCGTTGCCAGTTTGGTGACAACCGTTCGAGACCTTGTAGGCCTCCGGACTGCCGCTGAATGTGGTGAGGAGTTGGCCCACCGAGTCCTGGCAACCATCGAGGAGATTGCCGGTCGGGTGGATGCTTTGGAGAAAGCTGGGCAGCCTCTTGATGCAGCAGCCGTACGGTACGACCTGCACAAGATGGCGAGTCGAATTGCTGACATTGCTTCGGACAGTGAGGCGATCGGAAGTTCGTTTGAGGAGCTGAACCGAATCCAATCTCTCGCCAAACAAATTGCCCCGTACTTCGTATGAAGTCACACGGCGCCTAACACTTCTTCTTATCTCAATCCTACAACAGGAGAGCTTAACTCATGGGCAGCCCGCGTGAAAACGACTCGTACATCTACCGGATGGGTACCGCGCCAAATACGCGCGTTGCTATTAGCGGTAAGAACAAAATCTACGGCTATATGGTCGGAAAGAAGAAGTTCCAGCAGATCGGTGTTATTTCCGAATTCGGACATGACGAGTCTCGTTCTGTCGAAGCCGTTCGCGGCGTCGGCTTTGGTGACCAGATCGCGGAACTCGTTCCGGGTGTTACGGAGCCGATGACGATCACTCTCAACAAGACCCTCATGTATACGGTCAACCTTTTCCAGGTTGTTGGCTACAAGGGTGGCGTTGAGGGCCTTGTTAGGTCGCTCAAGCACCACCGTTGGCCGTTTGACCTCAAACAGGAACTGGTTTTCTCGGAAATCAGCTCTGACCAGGACATCGTTGGTGTTTCGGGTTTCAAAAACGCAGTGTCACAACCAAGCGGTGTCGCCAACCTGGTGACCAACTCAGTCAAGGCACTTTTTACCTTCTACGAGGGTTGCTGGTTCAACAGCTACAACGTGTCATATACGTCGGATGCCGCCATTGTCGCAGAGACTAGCAGCGTGACGGTAACGGACATCATTGATGGTTTCTCCAGCTACGGTGAATTTATTGACTCGGGTCTTTCTCCAGTTGGTGCAAATGGCACGGCTGGCGCTGGCTACTCGCTCCGTTGGGCAGGTGGTCCGGCTACGAATCGAGCCGTCGGGATCTAATCTGACGATTTCCGCGGGCTGAGCGGACGAAGACAACAGATAAAGATGCAGAAAAATAGATCGAATGTAGCACCCTCGGTTCTGACTTTAGTGTAGAATCCGGATGTAGATTACCTTCTCACTTCATCTCTTGCTTCGTCCATTCCTTCCCGCTTCCTAAATGAAAGTGGAGATTGAGATGGGAACAGTATCTGCAAAGCGAATTGAAGCAGCCCTTGAACGAGCTAAGGGTGTTGGGGAAGTAGAGGAACCGTTCACTGTAATGGGTTGTGCGGTCACCCTCCAAAGCCTCAAGCCGGCCGATTATGAGGCCATCAATCAAGAGACATCGGAGCTAGAGGACTTGGCCTACTTGAACGCGTTTCGCGTAGGCCATTTGTCTCGCTCTATCGTCGAACTGAATGGCCTTAACCTTCGCAAGGTTGACTACGTTGAGGTAGAAGTTGAAGACCCTCGAACGAAGGACTTGAAACCTGTCAAGGTGGAACGTCATGCATACCTCCGGGATTTTGTCCTTTCGACGTGGGGCAAGGAGGCACTCGATGTTGGGTTCCGCAAGTTCACTGACCTCATCGCCAAGTCAGAGAAGGCCGCCGAAGAAGGTGTCGAGTTCGTCAACGTCGATGAACAGCCTGACGAGAAGCTCCGAAGGTTAGTAGCTGAAGCCAAGCAGCTCATGGGAGAAGTCCCTCGTGAGTTGGTCGAACGTATTCTAACCGAGCATGGGTTGGTGCTGGCAGTCACCAAGGAAGAAGCAGCGACACTCGATGCCAAGCTGACCAAGATGGAAGCTCCGAAGCTTCGAGAAGAGCTGTACGAGGAACGTCCGGCGGTTCGTCAAGTGGTTGAACGTCCAGTTCCCGACGAACGACCCGTTGAGCGGACATCGCTACCCTCACAAGCCGCGCAGGTGGTTCCAGAAGACTTGATGCGGAACAGAGTTCCTGTGGTCACGTCAACGGCGCGTCAACCTCTCCCGTCGACTGTTCTTCCGGTGGTCCAATCAGCACCTGCACAGCCGTTATCAGCCCCTCCGAGGTCTCAGCAGTATGCTGACCTTGAGGCGGAAGCGGATGCTGAGTTGGGTGGAGTATTACCAATGGTCGTCAAGCCCCCTAGCAGCAGTGCGCCCACCGAGGTCTACAGCATGCAGGATGGTGTTGCCCAAGTAGGCCGCCAACTGCCGGTGGATCCGACAGTTGCTCGAATGGTCGATGCTCCGCCGCGAGGTGGAATTAACCCGAGGTTCAAGAAGCCTAACTCATTCTGAGGTAGTCAATGTCCGAGGACTACGATTCAGGGTCCCCGGAAGCCCAGGAAGACATCAAGATTGATGTTCCGGTTGGGCTTCCAGAGGTCAATCCCGAGATTTACAAGGATGTCGAGAACTTACTCTTTCGAGGATTCTTGACTATCTCTGGTGAAATCAACTCGGTCTCGTTCGTGTTCAAAAGCTTGAATCAGCATGAGTTCTCACTCTTGCAGTTTATGTCAGGCATTCGGGACGAGTACGAGACCCGAGACCGTTTCTACAACACGTTCTTGGCCCACGGAGTCTTCTTGGTAGATGGGGACAATGTGCTTCTCAATCGTCAGGAAAACATTCCGCAACTCGCCAAGACATTCTCGGAGTTCCCTTTGGTGGCCAAGTCCAAGATGGTTCGTTACCTGAGTGAGGTCAACGATCGTGCCATGAGGGCAGTCCAGTTGACTGAAGCCTACGTGATGGAGCTGTCTAGTCGTTATCGTTGGGCTCAGCTCCGAGGACTTGACTTGATGAGTCCAACCGCAACCGGAATTCCCGGCACCAATGAATTAGGTCTCAATTGGGCTCAGTTAGTGTGGAGAGCCCTTAATCACTATGACGACCTTCGGGAGCAAGCGGAACGGGATTGGGATAACGCCAAGTTCATCGGCTCCTGTATGGCCGGCAAGGGTATCCAAAAAATCTACAACCAGGACAACGAGCGTCGCCGCAAGGAACAGGATTCTCGAATTGCTCGCCGGGATCGGATCATTCGGAAAGCCCGTTTTGGGGAAAATATGGATGATGAAGAGAAAGGCGGCAAGGTTACCCGAGTCTACGCCAAGACAATTGAACAGTTGACTGACCAACTTGAGCGAGGACTCCGAGGTGAGAAGGACTGGCACGATGAGGTAGTCGAATCGGCCGAACGTTATCAGCGAGAACTCCACCAGAACCGCCGCACTGAGCTTCATAAGATGGCTGAGGAGCGAGACAAGGAATACAACGGGTCAATGATTCGGGCCGCTACCACGTTGGAGGGAATGACTGCTGATCAGCTTGATATACACCTCCAACGGAAGCGACAAGAAGAGGCTCAGAGGGTCGCCTCGCGAGTGGTTTACCCGGAGATGCAAGACCCCCGTATGGCGGAGTTCTATGAACGCCACCTCGGAGACTCATCTTATGAATCGGGAGTAAAGACGAGGTTCACGAAAACCGATCGGGATCCCACTGAGGTTCCTGAAGCGGAGCCCCCCAAGCCTCGTGGACGACCATTCGGGAGATGACAGATGGGTAAAGAGAGCGCAGATAGGCAAATCCTAGATTTCGCTGTTCGATTGGATAACAACGATGCCATCAAGGCTGTCGCTGAGATGTCCAAGGGGATCACCGCGCTCACGAAGAAGAAGTTCGATTTCGGGAAGAATTTCGGTAGCAAGGAGCTGGAGGCTTTTCAGAAGACCATCAAGCAGTCTACACAGGATACCGAAGCTCTTCGGGACGCCCTTTCAGATGCTGGTAAGTTCAGCCGCAAGGCCGCCGAACAGGGTGGTGCATTGGCAAAACGCTTTGATGCCGCCAAGAAGGCCGCGCAGCAGCTCAACAAGGTTACGGCTGCGCATCGGAAGAACATCCGGGCTGCTGAGAAGCAGGGCAAAAGTGGAGCGGACATGGATGCGCTCCAGAAGACCGCTCAGGCGGACATGAAGAAGGCTAGGGCCGAAGTCATGCGCGCCAATCGGGAGCTGACTAAGGCTACCCACGAACAAGGGGTTCCGAAGACCCTCGCCAAGCACAAGTCCAATCAGGAACGAGTCAAGAACTTCGCAGAAACGTGGGATTGGGCCAAGACCGGCGAGGACATCGGAGGCGGCATCACTGACGTCCTATCCTCTATGAGAGCAAAAGACCTCGGAGGTATTGCGAAGGGTGTCTCGTCGATGGTCGGTGGTTCCTTCAAGGCGGTTGCGCAGAAGGCTACTCATTGGGCCGCCTCGAAGAATACTGACTCGCTGGCGGCCGGCAAGGGTCCCGCGGGAGGGGCAGCGGGCGGCATCTTGCAGATGGCCAACAAGATGAGTGGGCTCGTTGGTAGTCTTGGCAAACTCACTCCTTTGCTGACCCTGGCTAGTGCTGCTTTCGCTGGGTTGGTGAAGCTGGTTTTGGATGTAGAGGCTCAAGCCAAGAAGTTCAACAAGGATCTGTTGGAGACTGCCAGCACGGCTGAAATCCTCTATGACAATATGGGTGACTCCGAGAAGGCATCCAAGTCTCTTGGGAAGACCCTTCGAAACATTCGGGACGATGCGTTTGATTGGAAGGCAAACAATTCCTGGGGGATCAGTGCTGAAGACCATAAACGTGTTCTAAACACCTTGACTTCCGAAGGTGTTTCCCTTAAGGGCCTCCAACAAGATTTCAAGAATGCCGCGAATGCTGCGGCCGATTCAAGTCAGCAAGTCAAGGGTTTTGGGGATGTAGTTCATATGTCCATCGCTTATTCCAGACTTTTTGGAGTAAGCCTGGATCAGATTACTCAGTTCCAATCTGAAATGATGACTGAACTAGGTCAGAGTCTGACCTCGACACAGATTCAATTTTCCCGAATGACCAAAGCCGCGACGGAGTCTGGCATCTCGGCTAACAAGTTTTTTGGAATCATGCGAAGCGTTTCCTCTGACCTCTCTCTATACCACACTAGATTAGAGGACGTAACTGCTACCTTGAAAACACTTGGTAGAGTAATGAGTCCCAAGAATGCGGCCAAGTACCTGCAAACAGCCACGCAGGGTCTCAAGCAGATGGGTGAAGCTGACCGACTTCGGGCAACCATGTTGGCCGGAACCGATTACTCCAAGAAGGTATTGGAGGAGGACATATCCGACAAGTCGACGGATATGCTCAATGAGATTGCGAAGAAGATTGGCGGGTCAGTCGACGAAGCTAAGATTTTGCTTGATGGGGGTAAAATTGATCGGGGTGGTTCTAAGAAAGGTCTTGACGATTTGGTAGAGGGTGCAGGCAAGTATCGTGAAGCTGCAATGGAGATGCAGATGGACAAGAACGAACTTGCCTCTGGCGGACAAATGGGTGTCGGTGTCGCGGCAGCTAATGCCAGTTTGGGAGCCTCTTTTGACATCAAGAAAGCTGAACTTAAGAGGTTCGGAGGTGCTGATAAACTCAAAGATATGACCGGGATCAAGGGCTACGCAGCCCGTCAAGTCACTGGTATTTCTCAAGAAGAGTTCCGTTCCATGGCCAAGATGGAAGCAGGCATTGACTCTCAACGAGAGTTGATGAAGCAAGATCTTAAGATCAATGGGAAGAACAGCAAACTCTTTCTGAGGTCTGGTATCAAAGTCAAGGACAATGCGTCGCCTGAAGATATGGCTGCTGCTGTAGATTCTGCCAGCACAAATCGAATCCTTAATTCGATGACCGATACTGAGTCAGAAGCCCTTATTGAAGGGTCTCGCCAAAAAGACTTCGCCGAAAAGACATCAGAGAACACCCACTCGATGTTGGACAAGCTGGAGAATATTTTTGATGCTCTCTTCAACTACATCTACAACATTCTTGTTGATATCTGGGAAGGGTTATCCAAGTCTATACCGAGCTTCCTTGGTGGCAAGAGCCAGAAGGAAATCTCAATGCAGAAGGAGATCATGAAGTCACGCGATCCGGGAATTCATGCCATGTGGAACTCCAGCAATGGCAATGCGGGCACCTTCAAGAACAAGATCAAGGATAGTGATCAAGGTAAGAACTTTGAGAAGGCTCTCCTTAGCTACGGTGAGACCACAAAAAAGATCATGGAGTTGGATCGAAAGCAAAATGCTTCCGATACCAAGCAGGAGGATCGCGATAAGTACAAGGCTGAGAAGGAAGCTCTTCAAGAGCAGATGCGCGGAGTTACAGGTGCGGTTGATCAGTCTCTCACCAAGGGGGACCGCGACACTATTGAGCAACTGGCTAAGACCAAGGGAATGTCAAAAGATCAGATCACAAAACTGATTGACTCCTTTGATAAGGGTTTGGGTGTGACATCGAGCCTCCAAAATGCTGGAGCCAATGAGCAATTCATCGGAGAGTTCCAGAAGGAACTTATTAACCTCGTTGACCCGGAAGAGTACGGGAAGGCCGTGGTGTCTTCTTCGAATAAGGCAGGCACAACTAGTCCAATGCAAGCCTCTGCCCCCGCCGCTCCACAGTCAGCTATCCCAGGTGGGTCAGCTCCGGTGACGTCGGCTGCTCCGTCTTCACCTGCTTCTCCGGGATCGGCTTCTAACAAGGCCGCCGTTGCGACCGCAAGTGCAACTCAGGATACTGCTACCAACACCGCTACAACCGCAACTTCTTTGCAGAGCGGGGTACCACTGGCTCCGCAAACGATGACCGACATGGGTAAGTCGGTTCTTGATGCGGTCCGTCAAGCGTTGTTCGAATACTACATGTATAAGGACATCAAGCCGCAAGACATGATGGCGAAGATTGGAGGTAAGGACGGGTCTGGTTTCACGGCGACGGGTACACTCCAGGATGCACGAAGTCGACTTATGCCGAATGCTGATGGTGGGGTGGTGACTAGCATCGGTTCCGACGGTATGGCGGTGGTCTCACCGGCCGCCGGTGAAGGACTCGCCTCAATTGGCAAGGGGGAAACGATCGTTCCGGCTGGTGGAGGCAAGAGTGGGGGAGGTGGAGATAATATCCAACTCAACTTCAACGGTAGTTACACGAACGGCATGAAGGAGATGCTCCGGCGCGAAGTGCCTAAGCTAATTCTGGAGTACAAAAAGCGTGAGAAGTACACCTAATGCCTAGGATTCGTTCTACCTACGAAGACTTTCCGAAACAAGACATTCCATCGGCCCCCTCTCCGATGGATGTTATCCCTCCGGCTAATTATCAGCATGGAATTGACAAGGGGTCATCGGATACCAACGGCCTCTTTCGAAGAGGGACGGGGGTTCCGGTGGCTTTTCAGGTAACGAGTCCCTTCGATTTTCGAAGGGTGTTGCTTCCTCACGCGCTCGTTATGCACGTTTCCCCTAGCTCTTTGGATGAAAGTCTGAGCAAGAAGGTGGAACGCATCCAAACACGAGGGGGTCATGTCGAGCAGCACTGGGGTGATGAGTTGTCGGACATGTCCATTCAGGCATCAACGGGATCCTTCCTGAATATCAACACTGGTCTTACAAGTGTTCTCCGTGAGCGAACCATTGCTTATGACCGCTATTTAGGCCTCAAGGATCTATTCGAAAATAACGGCAGCGTCTATGACCCTTACGGCAGTGTCGTTCTCCAGGGTAAGATCATGCTGATGTACGACCGAGGTACATACATTGGTCACTTCACGACTTTCAAGATGGAAGAGACAGATGAATCTCCGTTTGCTTTCCAGCTCGATATGAGTTTCAAAGTCGAACAGACCATCCTGCAAATCCCGGCCAACCAGCTTGCTCGGAAGCCTCGACCTCCGAACTTCCAATCTCAGAACAGCATCGGCAACCGGTTTGAGAGTGACCGCCAGGGTAACTTGCTTGGTCAGGTCGGTAATGCCAATGATCTGCAAGAAAAGGCTAATGCCAGGTATATAGCCGCAGCTCAATCCTTGGATCTTGCCGGACAAACGAAAGAGGAAAGTGTTCGTTACTTTGAGAGACTTGCAGCCAAAACCGCAGGGCAAGAAGCAGACGCGGCCCGAAGGGCTATCGGAGAAACTTCTCCGGGACTCCCTACTAGGAGTGAGTGATGCCGGATAACACCTCCTCAATCGTTGATCAGATCGAAAAAGAATCGGACTACTATTCGCCGGAGGTCTACGCACGGCTTTCGGCATTCTCTTCGTTGGAGGTCAACCCCGATCCGACGTCGTTCGAGTTTCTACCGCTGACTCCAGCGCGCCCGAACCCGAAGATTTTCGTCATTGGACTTATCCCTCCTCCGGTGACGATCGCCGGACGACTACTCGATCGCTCCGCCTCAGTGGCGGCAACGTTAGGTGCTGCTACCGAAACAGTCTATGTTGATAACCCTGCTCCACGAACAGACGGAATCAACAACAAGACATCGTTACCGAATGGTGCAACCGCGACATCCAGTACGGACTTCTGGGATCGCTTCGTGGTGATGTGCAATCGCCTTAAAGTTCAACCGGATCAGTTGGCAAAGGTTATTCAGTATGAGAGTGGGTTTGACCCATCGCGAAAAAGTAATACTTCATCCGCCATCGGGCTTAATCAGCTATCGAAGGAATCGGCTTTCAGTCTGTACTATGCTGCAAATAAGATAAACGCCAGCACCCCAGGGGCAAAAGAGAAGGCGGAAGAGTTTTTTGCAGGGTACGGAAAACTAACAAAGGAAGAGCAGCTAGTTTGGGTGGAGCGTTACCTCAAGAATCGGATCAAACCCGGTAGCACTGCGGCACAAATTCAAGCCAAGCAGATCGGAGATGCCTACGCGAAGTTGAACAAAAATGGATCAATCTATGACGGAAATGCGGTTGCAAAGGGCTACCCAAACGGCGCCCGACAAGAGACTAATTATAAGGCCAATCGACATTTAGACAAGGACAAAAAGGGCTATATCACCTACGATGATATCGAGAGAGAGGTTGGAACTCCGCCTCTCAATTCAAAAGTGCAAGCACAGCTCGATGCCGCAAAGATTCGGATGGGGTCGACCACGCAAGGACCGTCTCCTATTATTCGTGAACCTATCCAGTCCAACACTCCAGATTGGCAACTTGTTGGTAGCCTTAATGCTCAATGTGCGAGTCGGCAAAATTCCAAATTGTCAAAGATGGGTTACAATGTATCAACTGACCAAGGCAAGCAATTCCTACAACTTCAGTTGCAAACGATCCGGGCGACACAGAAGGCTATAGAGGACATCAAGAACACCCCGCCGCTACGCATGTTGGTTAACCCGCAGTCGTTCAGCGTCGCGGATGAGAAGAAGGTCAGCAACGGCAATTGGACTCGTAATGGGCCCATTGTCGAGCATTGGGGGAGCAACCAAGGTAAGCTTGAAGCTTCCGGAACCTTGGGTGGGTTCTACGCGCAAGACTTGCAGCGGTGGGAGATGCCAGGCCTGAGTCGAACAGCTCGCCAGTACAGCGCGAGCTACCAGAATTTCCTCTCTCTCTATCTGCTCTACCGCAACAATGGGGGAGTTTACCTAATCGGACAAGACGCCAATGATCCGCAAAGGTCCAGATTGTCTTTGGTTGGCTCTGTCTATATCTACTTTGATGGTGTCATGTACCTTGGATCTTTTGATGACTTCTCCATCACCGAGACTGATGGGAAGCCACACTCGCTTGACTACCGGTTCTCTTTCACTATCCGGGCTCGGTTCCGTCTTGACCGTCCCGCCAACTACGAGCAACAAGTCAAGAGCATTCCAGTCAAAAACAATCAAGCGGTCTTGGTTGACAATGCTGCGCGAAACGCCGAACTCGATGGCTCAGCTCGCCAGCTCTTCGGGGATGCCCCCACGGCCCTCAATGCCGCCGGGAACCTTATCAGCTCGGCAGTCAATAATTCAGATGAATGAGGATTCATGGCACGCAGTCCCTTCCAAGGTAACTTCCAGGAAAACGTCCGCCCAACTGTTGTCACGGCCCCCGACGCGGTGGTCTATATCAACGGTGAGACCGACCTTATCGGTTGCCCGGACTGCAAGCGGAAGTTCGACCTGTCGAGGTACATCACCTCGATTCAGGTCAGCTTGGGTATCGAGAGCGTGCCCGGGAGCGCGAGCGTCAACCTGTCGATTCCTCGGCACGCGGTAGACGACTTCTTCTTCGACGGCAACCCCATCATCACTCCGATGATGGAGATCGAAATCTTCTCCAAGGGTTACTACATCCTTGAGGGGCTTCCGCAATACTATCCCATCTTTTGGGGTATCGTCACCGAGGTTACAGATGATTATAGTGGCGGTGAGCATACGGTGACGATCCACTGCGCAGACATTCTCAAGTGGTGGGATATCTGCCGGATGAATGTCAATGCTGCTTTTACGGCTCCTCCGGGTCAGACGGGTCGTAACATTTACGGCAATACTTTCAATGGTCAGAATCCTTATGATGTCATTTGGACATTAGCTCAGCAGAGCTTCGGTGACGTAATCATCGGAGCTGGTAGTTTGACAAGCAACTTCCGTGAGTCCGGTCAGCGGCAAGTCTTTGGGGCTGCATTGACGGACATTATGAGCTACTGGAATGAGAGGTTCTCGCGCGTCCGCAGCAACTTACTCCTCTACGGAATCAACGGGACTTTGGTCCGTGGTTCATCTCTCCACGAATACTATCAAGGCAATGCCAACAGCATTAAAGACGTAAGGTCATTCGCATCCAGCTCCGTTCGAAATGCCGGTGGGGCCTCAAATGGGCAAAGCGTTTTCGACCCCACTGATGCCAACGTGACGGCCTTTCGAACGCAGTTCATGCAGGCTGGGCAGATCAACTTCTGGCAGTCCGAATACCAGACCAAGCTTGAGTTGGCGATGGCCTGCAAAGAAGCCATTGGATTCGAGTTCTTCATGGACGTCACGGGAGACATTGTCTTCAAGCCGCCCTTCTATAACCTCGACGTCCTCCCGAGCAAGCCTATCTCCTGGATTCAGGACATCGACATCATCGACTGGACGTTCAGCGACTCTGAATCCGAAGTCGTCACACAGATCCAGATGCAAGGTAGCTACGATCAAGGCAACATCGACTATGGCTTCGGGGAGGAGATCACTCCTCATACTTCAGTCACTGATTACCACCTACTTCGCAAGTATGGATGGCGTCCGATGCCGTACAACTCGGAGTTCATGGGTGATCCCGCTCTTATGTTCTACCATGGGATGGACATTCTTGATAGGAAGAACAGTCGTCGACACACTGCCAGCATCACCATTCCATGTCGACCTGAGTTGCGCCTTGGGTTCCCCGTCTACGTGGCCCCCAAAGATGCGTTCTGGTACGTACGTGGCATCACGCACAATATCCAATTCGGAGGACGTGCCACTACGACTCTTGACTTGACTGCCCGTCGATGCAAGTGGATTGCGCCTCGCGGGATTGGCGGTCTTACTCTGACTAAGCCAAATGGCAATGTTAAGAACCTTGATCCGCAGATTCTTCAACAGGGGAGTTATCATCTCGACATCGGGGAGGCGGCTCAAATCCCATCACTTGCTGATGTTCCGGCAGGCAAGCCCAATCCCAATGAGCCGTTAATTCTCCGACACCCGAAGACAGGACGGCTTGTCGGATACCCGAATGCGGTGATGGTATACACCCGTCCTCTCAGTGATCAGGTCGTCAACGCTAAAAGTCGTGGTGAGAAGGTCAACATTAAGATTGTCAAGGAAACTCCTGAGCAGAAGAAGAATCGAGAAACCAACGAGCAGGAGTTAAATAAAGACTTTCTCTCTGGAAAGTACACGAATGTCTCGACCAATTATAACCAGAACCGCTATAAGTACGGGTTGACTTCCGCGGGGGTCTATGTCTACGCACACGACAAGATGAAGGCTGTCCAGCAAATTCTACTGGTTCAGACGAACAACATCACAGTTACGAAAGAGGGCGCCACCGTCAGAGACACCTTCGTGAGAAACGCAAGCGGCATGATCCGTCCTGTTTCGGATGAGCGTGGGTTTGAAGTCATAGGCCACTTTCGTTATGGGCGAGGAATCTCTCTTCGGGATGGTTCCTTGGTGGTCAGCGATACAGGTCGCAATACCCGAACCAACATCGATGCGCAGGTCGCCTTGGCTGGCGGGCTGCTGGAGACCTTGACGGCTCAATCGCAGGGTCTGACGACCATTACCAATGCCTACCCGAACCCCGCGGTGGCCATCGCCGACCTGATGCCTGAGGATAGGCAAACAGCGGGCATCAAGACTCCCGAAGGTAAATTCGAGTTCATCAACACGGAAGCCGAGTTCGTTCAGACTGCTCCTTTGGGCTCACCAGAGCAGAAAGGCCTTCCGCTCAGCGTGGAAGCCAGTCAGCTCTCTCGGGCGCTGACTCTAGCGGAGCTGACGGCTGCCAACCAGGATACCGACTCTCAAGATTGCGCCTGCATGACCGGCCGAGCGGATCTCGCGTTTATTAACGTTGGTTATCAAATCAAGATACTGAACCCATCATCGACCGAGACGAAGACTTTCAACGGAACCTCACCCGGACAATCCGGAGAGGTTCCAGGTGTCAGTGAGGATCCAAATGGTCGCCCGGTGGTGGCAAATTCGGTCTACTTTTCGGACATCCGTAATCAGGTGGAAAGGTACCTAACCAATCTTTACTCAGTGTTGGATGACCGACATCACCAGTTCGAGGAAGAGCTTCGAACTGGCACGGCTACTATCAATCTCGATACTCCACTTGAGTCTCCGGTGGATCTTTTTTCGCCTCCGCCGGAGCAGTTTGGGGAGTTCACCCCGCCGTTCTCATCCATTAATCGAGCTAACTTGGGAGATCCTGTCGCCATTGCTCAACAAGGTAGCTCTGCTTCAGACCAGCTCGGTAGGGACTTCCGTAATTTCGGCCGGAACTTAGAGGCTCAGAGTCAAGTCACCGCTAAGCAAGGTGAGATTCGCTCTCTTTCCCGTGAGGGTGACTTGACCCGGGCTCGCATCACTCAACTCCAACGTGACCTCGCGCAAGCTCCTCCTAACACTCGATCCGATTTGCAAAATCAATTGGCGGTCGAAGAGGCAACCCTCGAAAACACCAACGCGCAAATTCAGCAATTGCAAGCGGAAATCGACAATATCCGCGCGTCAAATGTGTAATAGGTAAGGTAGTATGAGTAGCAGCGACTTCGGCAAAGTACCCGACAAGGAGTTCGCCAACGGGCCTCATCAAGAGATGAGCCTCAAGGTGGGTATCATTACTCGTGTGGATGATCACCACATGAAAGCGGACATCCACGTCATTACGGGTGGCACGGAACAGCTAGAGATCAGCCTGACTCAAGGGATGGCAGGGCCGCGCAGCTTCTGGGGCGGCGTGCCTGAAGTCAACAGCATGGTTATCCTGGGCTTCCGTCGCCGCCACAAGCAGCTCACCGAAGCAATGATCCTGGGTTACTTGCCAACGGGCCTTAAGAGTGGTATGCGGTTCGACCCCTTCTCAGCGGTCAACCCTGGTGAGATCTCTCCCGAGGAGGCTGACGACGTGCTCAGCCTCTATGGGGCTACGCAGCGTTACAAAAGCCTCCGGATGAAGTCTGGCGACGTTGGGGGTATGTCGGCCGCAGGCTCGGAGTTCGTACTTTCCAAGGACGTTCGTATCACCAATCGAGCGGGAGACTTCATCGAGTTGAGGGACTCAGATCGGACCCTTGTCAGCCAAGCGCTTCATCGCGTTGAGAGTGACTCCGCAACCTACCTCTTCTCAGGTGCGATCCGCCGCGGAGACATGAATCTCCCCATCGAAATCTTCAAGGCGGACGGAAAGACGTTCAAGACCGAAAAAGAAAACTACTACGGGCTGCCCTTTCTCCAGAAAACGCACCCTCGACCGAATGGGCCGAGCTTCTCCAACGCGCAGGGTGTCGCGCTTAGCCGCATCGTTGATGTGAACGAGTTCCCACCCTCGGTGTTCGCGACCGGTCGCGCGGCCTTCTACGCTAGCCCCACTCCAGCTACCAACTTCGAAGATGCCGAGGATGGTGGGGTAGGGTTAGCCTACACAGAGCGACGCATCGAGCTGCGCCATATGACCGACATGGTCCAAGAAGTGCGCGGAGAAATCGATGGATTCTCAATGACTCGACCGGCGGTCTTCATCGAGCAGGTTTTGGGCACCTACGTCGGCAACGACGCGTTCAATGATCCGGAGAACTACGCGCGGCTCATGAAGCCACGGATCTTCGATGGGTTCAACCAACGTGGTCGCCCACGTTCCTTCCGGTTGGAGCAGGTTGAGCGTGACCCTCCGAAGGATGAAGCCAATACAAAAACGGCGGCCTACGTTTTCCGCATCCGGCCTCCAAAGGCTGTTGAAGATACTAGTTTCGCTGTTGCAGTCAACAAGGAAGGCAAGCTCTTTCTTAATGTCCCGGGGTCTAAGGATGAGGATCTTCCGGACGCCAAGAATATTTCGGTGGAGGCCAACTTTGATGGGGCCGTTAAGGCTCGCATTGGAAAAGCGAACCCTACTGGAGTTTCCTTGAATCTGACTTTGGAGGGTGGTCTGCATGCCGATATTGGGTCGGATAGCAACGGCAATGCCATCACGGTCGCCTACCACTCTGGTGTTAAGTCGAGTTACAAGGGCGTGCCCAACACTGAGGACATCGCTCTTAGTGAGCAAGTTCAAGGTGACAAGGAACAGTTTGTTAGCGGCAACCAGACCAAAATCATCGCCGGTAAGTACCGGAAGCGAATCGATGGTGGCTATTTGATTGACTGTTCTCGGCTAAACATCAACTCTCTGGGTGGGTTTTCTGGCAACTATGGAGAGTATAATACTCTCGTCAGTGGCAAGACTCAGGCCAACTACGCTCAGCAGGTCGTGGAGACCATCGCGCTCGGAGGTAAGTTGTCCACCATCTTGGCCGGTGGGTACGTGGGCAACATTCTCTCAGGGGCCTATGTCCAGAATGTGCTAGCCGGGGCGATGTCGTTTGCTTGCCCGGCGGGTGCATTCTCGGTCACCGTCGGAACCGGAGCCATCTCAGTCACGACGGGTGCGGGAGCCGTTTCGCTTTCCACTGGGGCCGGGGCGATGTCGATTGCTGCCGGAGCAGGTGCGGTGGCGATCACCGCAGGACTTGCTTGCAACATCACGGCCGGTATCGCAATTAGCTTGACTTCTCCTCAAGTTCTTTTGGGCTCCGCAGTAGCTCCATTGGGCGTTGCTCGGGGAATCCCAATGATGCCTCCTGGAAGTCCCAGTTTGGATTGGTTAACAGGACTCCCGCTCCAAGGATCAGCGGTTATACGCAGCCTTTGAAAGGAATGAGGTAAATGCCTATCTCTATTCCCGGGCTGACCGGATCTCTTATGACTGGATTGCTTTCTGCTGGGGATATCGGAATAGCAGTCCCTCAACTTGCTCTCGGACTGGCCACTGGAACTTTTCAATGGCTACAGGCTAGTCAGATTACTTCGGTGGATGTGGGTACTCTCGGAGTCGGTGCTGGAACTGGCCCTTTTCTGGTTCCGTCTTCGGTGCTGTTGCCAGCTTTGTTGGCTGGGTTCAGCTCAGCGGGAATTCTTGGTGTAATGTCTTCGCCCACGGCAGTAGGTCTTGCGCAAGGATTCTCTCTCGGATTCCTTCAAGGTCTTATCATCACGGTCAATACTGGTGTGGGACTCGGAACAGGAATCGCCAAACTGGTTCCTGTTCCCGCTTTTCCGTTCATACAAGCTGGGCTTACATCCGCGGGATGTGTTGGAATTTCGGCCGTACAATTTGCTACTGCCATCACAACTGCTTTCTCGCAAGTGTTCGGCTCCCTGGTGTTCCCGATTGTCGTTGCCGGACCCCCAAGCATCATACCGGGGGGTGGGGCGGGTATCGGAAAGGTCATCTGACCTTCGAAGATGAGGCATTTAGATGGCATTCTCAATCAAGGGTTACGTTGTTGAACCGGTGCGTGTAGGGTCCGGCAATTCTCCGTTCACACCCACGCCAACCAATATCATCGTTGATCAATCTGCGTACTCCTCACACTACACCTCGGATGAGCTAGTTCCTCGTACGGAGTACCTCACCGTCGTCCAGTCGGATGGGGACTTACCGGATGTTCGGTTCGGGTGGACCAAGAACGAGACCATCCAACGGTTCGATTACGTCGGACTCGATGGGCACTTTCGTCCGTTGCGCGGCAATGCACGTGAGCTGCTTGGTCGATTGTCGAACGATATCTTGACTAACTCTAACTCCACTCGCCTCAAGGGCTCAGTCCCAAGTTCACCGGGTGACGCGGCTGCCCCTTATCGCATCGCGGTTGGCGATGTTGGCTCGGGGGACGAGTTCGTACTCTCTGTCGTGACCAGCTTCGGATCCCCGGTCCCCGGCACTGTTGAGATCAACAAGTCAACAGGAGAGTTCAATTGGAATACTAGCGATTTGGACGATTACAACGGTCGACAAGTATGGTATCAGCGGCAACAGTTCTACACTGACAAGGAATCGACCGCCAAGATCGGCTTGGTCTCCAGTTCAGATCTCTTCCTTAATCCAATCCCCGGCTCGGGTCAGTTTCCTCTTCTCCGTTTGGGAATGGGATTTCACTTGACTCCGGTCGAAGTTGCGGATGAGACAGCCCTCGCGTCACTGGTGGTCACTTCAGGTCAGATTGGTTGGGCGCGTTCGACGGGCAAAGTCAAGCTGAATTCGATTGACCAAACCAACAACTCGACTAAGTCTGTCTTCTACGATGGTGTCCTTTTCGGATTCGACTTAGCGCTTCCTAGACAGTCGAGCTTCGGCACCATTAACGTACCAGGAGTTCTGAGTCCAGTTCCTCCGGCGGGTGGGGATCTCATCTTCCGAGTCCCCGGGGTGCGCACTTTTGAAGTTGTCAGTTTTGTCACGGATTTTAACGTCACTGGCAAGCAAGGTCTTGTTGAGTACAAAGCTGATGGGACGGTACAGTTCTCACTCCCTGATCGTGTCAGTCTGGGAGCTTTCCCGGTAGAGGTCATTCACTGCGACCTCCCGTTGGAGCGAGGGATCTCGATGCGGTTCTACCGAACTCCGGTGGATTTGCAGGGAATCGTGGATTCATCCAAGGACGTTTCATCGCTTTATGAGGTTGAAGATCAGGTCATGGCGAGTCCGATAATCGGCGTCCCGCTGGTTATGCTACCTGCGATCCCGCTGGATGCTCCTGGTTACCCGGTCACTTTCCGAGTTGACTCTGGTACGGGTACCTTTACGGGAATTCTTCCCCGCTTAGATGGCGTCACCCCTCCGTCGGGGTTTGGGTATCGTATCGATATCGAAAAAAAGGAATTCTACTTCGCTAATCGGATTAACAACAAGATCATCCCGGCCACGAGTCCCTCTCCGATGCCGACGCCGACGGTTGCCACCGACGCGATGGTTTACTTGCCCAACCTACTTGTAGAGTTGGAGACTGGGATTGGAACGAATGCCTACACGCCGCTCCAACAAGACACTCAGTACATTGCTGAACCCTACTCGGGACAGGTTTCGTTTGTCGCCACGGAGGCCGCCAAGGTGCTATCTAGCGCCGCCGGACAGGCCACCACCGGAACCGTATCGGACGGATCGGTCTCCTTTGCGGGAGTGCTGCCGAACGACCTTTTGGTGGTCTACTCGGAACCGAGTGACGGTGTTTATACGATCAACACGGTAGGACCCTCGTTGACGGTGAGTCCTCCGTTCACGGCCTCGGATTTTACCTACGAAATTCGCCGCCCTGCCGAAATTATTGCGGATCGGTTTTTCTCGGAATTGACTCTCTCGGAACCCAACACGTCTATTGAGAAGATCCGAAAGCTTGGCCCGGCTAGCAACTCCCCCCGCCTCGCGGTCAACAAGAGTATCGCCAGTCAGACACGCTTGCGCTTCGGAGCGACGCAGTTCTCGACGTCGATCACCTATGTCAACCTCGACTCTGCCTTCTCGACTCCGAGCAGCTTGGCGCAATTCGCGGCGGAGATCAGTCTTGACACGGGGAATATCAACCTCAGCCAGCAGGCAGTCACTTCCGGAGTCGATGTTTTCTCGGTTGTCAAGCTTCGAGATCGAGTCGACTACAAGATCGACCCTGTCAATGGTCTGGTGCAGTTCCAAGAGCGGTTCCTCGCCTTCGATGAAGCCCAACTGAGCTACAAGCCCGCGAAAGATGGTTCCGTACCGGTTACTGAGCGGGCCACATTCCTGGTTCGAAAGGAGCGTACTGCTCCGCACCCGGCCCCGGTCAGCTCGTTGACCTTTAACCCCAATGGTCGAACGGTTGCCACCAACCCGAGTCCCTCGGTGTTCCGAGGTGGTCGTCCGCAGACGCTCGGAGTCCAGTGCGTTGTCAATGCAACGACGTCGACAGTCACGTTCCTGGCGGACGCGCTCCTCACGGATGCGCTCCCACACGGAGCAGTCATCTCTCCCGTGGAGAATGTCTATGTGGACTACTTCATTTACGAGGCTATCGGAGGTGAGAATACCACTTCGATACTCCAGCCTCCGATAGCCTACTTCCGGCCGAGTATCGTTGAGGACTCAGTCACGCACGACTATTTCTTCTATGCCGGAGGTGACCAAACTTCCGTGCTGTTGCCAGGGTATTTCCTTCGCATCGAGAACGAGGAAGTCTACCACATCGCCAGCTCGACGTATATCCCTGGAGACAACCGTACGACCATCACGTTGTCGGGCGGGCAGGAGTTCAAGCAGACGATCTCCAATCCCAAGTTGGCGCTGTCAAGTGGACCCGTCAGCATCTCGGACTACTTCGTCAACGAGATAGGTGTCTACGAGACACTTCCACGAGGGTCGACCAAAATCAAATTGAATGGGAATGTGACGAGCAGCTACCGGACCGGGACCATTGTGCAGTTGGTCGGTGGAGGTGGCTTCGATTTCTACTACGCCCTGGGTTCGGAGTACAAGCCTGAAACCGGACAGACCGAAGTCACACTCTCGACAAGTACCGTCAAGGAATACCAGAACAGTCTTTGGGTGCTGCGTAGGTCGATTCGACCTATCTTTGAATCGGCTCCGAAAGAAGTACAGACCGTTCGGACTCCGGTCTTGACACAACCATTTTTGGTCTACCGTCGTACGATGGGGGCAGTCGGTCGCGTGTTGGTTTCTCCGGCAGATTACACGGTTGATGATGCCGGCAAGATCACCTTGACTTCAGCACTCCTTCCGCTAGAGGAGATTGGCGTATCGTATACAGGCTATCGCATCCAAGCGGCAGGCCCTCGGGTTCGCGTCTCGTATACTCACGACATCGCTCCTAACAGCTCGAACGGTATTGCCAATCAGACTCTGACGGCCGACTACAGCCTTTTCAGTCCTGATTCATTTTACTTTCGAGTGGAGACGCTCAGTAACTTCAAGGCTGAGTTGGAGGCCAAATATCGGTCGGAGGCTCAATCTAACTCGCCCGGTGGCGGCCCGCGAACTAGCAACGGAGGTGGAGCACCGAAGCTTTATGAACAGGGTCGAGAGTCGGTTCATTACGAAGAGATTCGGCTCTTCAATGAGGACTACGTCGCGCGGCTGTCGCTCAAGTTCTACCATGAGATTACAGACTTCCTTGATGATTGTCTGGGAAGTATGGACGGTCGACTTATTGGTGACAAGGATGGTCGCTTCGAGTTTGATGGGAATTCCAACCTTATCGTTCCGGCGAGCCCAGATGACCCGCCGCTGCTGGACTCGACGAACCACATCGACGACGTCATTCGAGTCTCGAACTTCCCATACACGTTCACCTTCCCGCCGCTGACGATCAACTTCTCCAATACCGATCAGCCAGCCTACCTGCCTGGTGTGTGGAGTCGATTCTACCCGACACGCCGGAACAAGTACAACGTCTGTGTCAAGGGGAAGGACACTGGAGCTAAGACCGGTAACCCGATTCTGGACCTCGGAGTCAAGAAGATTACGAGTATCTCCAACATCCGGAAGCGCATCCCTCGTGCGTTGGTGGCTCAAGATATTCAGCCGAGTCAGTCGACCTTCAACGTTACGGATCCCGATGGTGGTACGGACGGCATTGCGCCGGAGTTTATGGCGGCGATGAAGGTTGCATTCATCAGCGCGACGGGAACTATCTTGGCGAGTTCCAAGGTAGTTAGCACTTATGCGTCCGGAGTAGTGAATCTCTCGGCTCCTGTGGGGATGTTGATTCCAGCGGGGTCGACGATGTATCTCGACCCGTCGGACACGACCTACCAGAGGAATTTCCTAATCGGCAAAGACCTCTCCCTCAATGCCGATGATGGCCAGCTCCTTTACGTCGAGCCTTTCCCACCATTCGACGGGACAATTCCCGGCCTGGAGGTCGTTGAACCCAACAAGGGTGACTTCCTTCAGATGGACATCACGTTCTCACAGACCTCGACAGAACCGGACAAGATTCCGGCCCTCTTCGGTGGCTCGACGGATGACGACGGCGATACCTCAATCCCGATTCCCCGTCAACCAGGAGAGTTGGGAGAACTCAAGAAGGCGTTGACGGCCATCACCGAGATTCCAAGTGAGACTACAGATCCCTTCGTAGGCACGGGCAACTTGGATGTCACCAAGCGAATTATCACCAATGCTCCCGGTGGGGTGCCGACCAACTTCTCGGCTCCAGTGCCACGCATTGGAGACTTGGTTCGAATCACTTCGGGAGTCAACGGTATCACCGACTGGTACATTATCTCGGCAGTCACGGCCAATAGCGTAACGGTTGCATCGACGACCGGCTTCGCCAGCGTTGATACCCAGTTCAGCTTTTCGGTTACGACCGGGACAGCTCTGGTGACGTCCACCACTGACGTTTCGTCCTCAGGCTCCACTCTGGTTGACTTGACTCAGAACTTCACATCTCTCAAGCCTGGCTACACGGTAGTCTTTCCGAGCCAGCTTGCGCGCCGTCAGATCGTCAGCATCGTCAATGGTGTCTCGTTGGTGCTGGATCATCCAGTGATACCGATCGCGAGCCAGTCGTATCGTATCGATAAGACACTCAACACGTACGGTCGAGTTGGTTCCCTCGCGGGTTCGGTCGATACTCTGTTGGATGTCTTGATGACCAATGATTCGCCGCTGGTCACCAGCGAGTTATTAGCGCTGGAGCGGTTTTTCGACCTAGTCTTGACCGACCTCCAGACTCCAGCATCGCAAGCAGGCACGGTCAGCGGATCCACTTTGACATCGGGGTCAAGCTTCGCTCCGAACATCGATACGGATGCCGACAACTTTCCGGATTTCCCGGCTTACATCTTCGTCCGCAATGGTACCAACAAGGGCTTCTACGCCATCACGGCCGTCAACGGGACACAGGTCACCGTCGAGACTCCCTTCCCAACCAGTGATCCGGTGACATATCGACTTGTCAAGAGTTTCGGAGCCAGTAAGCAGACCCTTATCGGACTCTTCACTCTCCTGACTCACATTGACACGATGGTGGCGGCCGTTACGGGCATTCAGTCCGGCACCGGCCCAGTTAGCGTTCGTGGCGCTTCAGGTGTCGATACCAACATGTATGCCAATGAAGTGACAACGGCTTTGCTTACGAGCTGGGGAATCACGCTGACCAACCGGAAGACCGAACTGGTGGGTCCAAACCCGGCTGAGGATGGGGGTGATCGAAAGGACTTGGAGAATATCCTAGAGTCCAGTGAGAAGCTCTACGACAAGCGCTTCGTCTGGATCGATGCTCGGATCAACCAGGAGAAGGGAATTCTATTCAAGCAGAGTCGTGCCGTCGAGCGCCGCATCAAGGCCCAGGCGGATACTCTCAAACAACTTATCAAGCTCTTAGCAGTACAAGGATCATGAGATGAGTACAAATGAGAATCCAGAGAAGGTAACATCTGAATCCGAGACCTCCCAGGAAGACATCCCGGGAACTGCCCAAGCAGAGTCCGCCGAGGAAGCGTCCACCGGGCCCAAGTGCTCTTGGGAGCAGAAGGAAGGTTTCAAGATTGCTCATATGATGAGAGACCTTATCCATCAGACAATCGAAGCCAGCACCAGTGAGATCGACTCACTTCGCAAGAAACTTGAGAAGTTGACTTACGGAGGTTGATCGATGGCGGATTGGAGTTCAGTCAAGTTAGAGATCCCCGGGAAGGATCTGCTGGAGCCGCTTCGAGGTATTCTCGAAACGCTAATGATCTTCCTTGAGGTCATCAAGGCCATTCTTCAGGTCATTCAAGTCTTTCTGATTGACTTTCCCAATCCTCTCAAAGCTCTTCTTCTTTCCCTGCTGGCGCTGGTCAACAGTCTTTTTGAGTCACTCAAGCGCACGGGGCTCTTTGCCTGGTACGACATTCCGGATCCAATGAAGGATCCGAACTTCTATCGGAATTCAGGAGGCTTCCAAGCATTTACGGAGCGCTTTAAGGCCAGCCTCTTCGATACCAAAGATCCGAATCGACCACAGCCATTGGCGGGAGCTAACAAAAGCGGCTTTGTCATCTTGATGGTTGACGTAGAAAACGTTTTTGACCTACTCAAGAAGCTCGGTATCTTGATGCGCTTCTTCGGCAAGGAGCTTACGCAGCCGCAATACGGCCCTCCGACCAATGCAAAGGTCACGATGGCGGATTCCAAGGATCAACCACTTCTTCGAGTTCGAGATGTCTTTTCTAACCCACCTAAGGCCCTTGTAGTCGAATGGGGCCTTTCGGATGCTCTCACGCCACCAGACCCAGGCTTCTCCGATATGGTATCCCAAGTGGGTGCGACCTTTATCCCTCAGAAGTTCCTGATTGAGAAGAGCACTGTAGCCAACGGTGAGCCTCTGATTGGGGAGTTGGAAACCGTCTTCGAAAACAAGCAGGGTCAGACTCTCAAGAGGCAAGTTCAAGCGACTGACCAGTACGGTGACCCCGTTCGTGTCTACCAGGAATACATTGTCATGGAGCCGTCCAGTGCGGAGGGATTCATCGGACAGTTGACCAAGTTCCGGTACATCGACAAGAACGTCAAGCCGGATACTACTTACTACTACCGTGTCCGCGCATTCAGCGGCGGTCTGGCCCTCAGTGGCAACAAGGTTGACTGGAGTCCAAAGGAGGAACCGAACAATCAGGAGTTCGTTGCTCGTTGGCCGGGGGATAGTGCTTCAAATCCTCCGGTGATGGGACGTCCGACGACGGTTCTCAGCGGTCGAATCCCTACCCTCCCAGCGGGCTTCGATGTCATCAAGGTGTTAGAGGCCATCTTTCAGGCGGGTTTCTCCCTCGGGTTCCATCTCTCACCCTCTCCGGAATCCAAGTTCAATGCCAACGGAGATCCCATCGAGCCCACCGAATTGGTGGAGGTTGGCCGTGGGTCACTGTCAAATATCTCTGGCCCGGTATCGAATCTAATTCCAATTGTCTTCACGGCTCCACCCGAGCAGGATGCCGTCTCAGGTTCGTTGCCGGATACGACCTGGCAGCAGAAGGTTGTCAAGTTTCGTGCTGCTGCCTTGGCCAACACGGTTGGCAATTCCTTGCTGGAGAACAGTTCAAACCTGCTGAATTTCCGTACGTTTATGCAGGGAACCCTTGCAAAGCCGATCACCAATACGGGCGGTTATATCAATGGGAACACCACGACCCCCGAAAAGTTGGTTGTGGCGATGACCACCGCCACCAAGGACTACAAGACTGTCCGAGACAAAGCGCTTTACGACACCGCCCTGCTGGCCTACACGGATTTGGCCATCCGGCAAAATGTCTTGTCAATTGTCAACTTTATAAAGGCGTTCACTCTCGGAGGCAACCCGCCCGACTGGGTTTCGATCAGCCTCTTCCGGGACGTTGTCCCGTGGGCTGGAGCACTCATCTATGAAATTCTGGCCAAGGTGGACGCGCTCGTGGATGCATTCAAGGGAGCCGCCGAAGAAATAGGGGCCTTTATCAACCTTTTGATCAAGAAGATCGAGGTCTTGGAGCGATTCGTCAAGTTCCTGGTCTCAATCCTGGATCTCATTCTTTCGTTCAGCATCAGCTTCTCATTCTTGAATGTAACAGGCTTGAATGCTCTTGAGGACTGGATCTCGGCCATCGACAACGCAGGAAACAAGCCTATCCAGAATCCTGGAGGCTATACGGGAGGTGTTTGCATCGCCTATGTGGCTCCGAATGTCACCGCCTTCGAAACTGCTCTGGATATTCTCTTTTGAACTACTTATTGGTGCTTGACTGATGATGGCACCTAAGAAGTTTTTACCAGAAAACGAGATCTCTTTCCTTTACGTTCAAGGTTGGAGTCTGGAACGTCTATCGAACCAGTATGAGTGCTCATTTGGTACGATTCGAAACATGCTTATACGAATGGGGGTTAAGAGGAGAGGTCCGGGTAAAACTCCTAACCCCGCCTCTCTGACGAAGGTGTGTAGCTCATGTAACGAAGAAAAGGACCGAGAAGACTTCCCTCGGAGGGGTCAACGTTCCTCGGAGTGTAAGAGGTGCGCATCCTTGAAGTTTCGAGATCGGTATGATTGTGATCCTGAATTTCGTGAAAGGGTAAAGGCATCGGCTGCCAGAAGGCAGGCCGAGAAGCCTGACGAGATTCGAGCATACAATCGCCAGCGGGCGACGGGATGGTCCCCAGAAGAGTTTGAATCAGCGTGGTTGAAGCAGTCTGGTCAATGTGCCATATGCTTGGTGCCAATGCTCAGATCCGGAAGAACGAAGGATTCAGTGTGCGCGGATCACTGTCACACTACAGGCAAGCCTAGAGAACTTCTTTGTAGGCTGTGTAACATGCACCTCGGTGTCTTTGAAAAGCATCGGGAAAAGCTGCAAGCATATCTCGAAAAGCACGGAGCCGAAGGTGGCGTTTAGCTTCAAAGGCACATTTAACCGCTCGCAGTTTATCCGGCTTGCGACTTACCTGCGCTCTCAGATCCCTTTGATTGACGCAAGGTTGACCCATTTGGCTGCCGAGCGCATCCGAGTGGGTTCGTTAGTGATGCGTTTTTTGCCGGGCTCAGGCAACCCCACAGGGAATGCGGTTCCTGACTCGGACACCTCGTACCTTGGGCAGCTTCTTGCGGCTTACAAGGTTCTAGGAGGTGACCCAATCCATGACTTGCAAATCCGACTAGTCACAGATCCGGTCTACCTGCTTCGTGGCGACGAAAGCGCGGCTGCGAATCGGATGTCCAACGGTGAACCACTTGGCCAAAAGGGTCTCGGGGACGCGGTGACAGCCAACTTGGTAAGTCAGATGCGTGACTTTGCTGATGATGCCATCACGCGTCGCCGAGAAGTCCTTGAACGAAAAATTCGAAGGGTAATCGACTACGGGGACCAGCTCGCGGCGGAGATGGCTGTTCTGGAGAAGATTCGATCTTCAGCAGAACGTAAGGGATCTTTGGAGAAGCTGATTTCGGAAGTAGAGGCGCTCTTTACCGACAAGGGTTATCGAGCTGTCTACGATGATGGCGGCAAAGATATTCACGGCAAGTTGACCTACTCGCCATTTGCTATCTATGAGCCTGGAAGCGATCGTCCGCCCTCGAATGGTCCGGAACGTGGAGCCAATGGTGTGGTTTTGCCTGGGGAAAAAGGTTCTACATGAGTTTTGATCGCCACATTGACCAGATTTGCCCCCACCTGGTGCGAGAGGAGTTGCTCTTCCTCAACTCTGACCAGCAAACTATCCGCCCGGTTCGCCCAATTTCCTCCACCGACTCAGTGGTGATGCGATTGAATGGAAGCATCGAAGTTCCTTCCTTTGGGGTGGAATCTCCGGGTCAATCTGAGGGAACTAAGCAAGGACCCTTTCAAGTGCGTCTTCCGACTTCAGGTTCCGCGGGGAATAACCTCTTGAGACTCCGAGTCAATTCTGGTTCGCCTCAAACGGTGCAACTTCCTTCCAGTAGCAAGATGACAGCCGCCCAAATGGCGGATCTGCTCAATCGAGGATTCCGGGGAATAACCTTTTACGAGAAGCACAACCGTCTCGGATTCCGAACCAACGAAGCCGGAGAAGGAGCCACGGTTTTCGTTGATTCAAATTCGACATTGGGTGGACTGGTTGGCATTGCAACTGGTCGAGAATATCGAGGCCGCCGCGCTCTTCCTGGTTGGTCGCTAGTCAACACCCTAGACAGTCTGACGGATCGCCCCCTTCGGTTAGTAGTCTTTGATGAGCCTCTCAAGGGCTACAATGACTTTGTCGAGCTGGACTACGTTACGGTTCGTCAGGAGTGTCGTCGATGTGGGGGTACAGGAGTCGAGCAGGATTGGCGTTATGCTGCCAACGGAACGACCGGGGAAGTTCGAGATGAGGCATTGCTCATCCAGGAAGTCAAGAAGAGCATCTACACGGTCGCCGGGTCAAATCCGTTCCATCCCTGGTATGGCAGTCAGTTGCTGGAGCAGATTGGGAAGAAGATGATTCCTGGCGGGATGGTACAGAATCTTATCACTCAGGACATCTACACCGCTTTTCAGCGTTGGCAATCAATCAAGGTGGCTCAAGAGACTCAAGTTGGGCAGTTTGTGAGCGATGAGGAGTTCCCTTCTCGGATTCTCGGGGTCACGGTCGAGCAAAGCAGTAAGGACCCCACGGTTGTATTTGTCAATATCACTCTACAGAACCGATCCGGGAAACAGGTTCAGATTGATCGTGGTCTCCGGCTTCCTCAGCCGCTAGACCTTCTCAATGCGACAACCGCCTCCGACGGAGCATATCGACAGAGTCTGCGTAACTTCAACCTGACGGAATAAGATGGCAACGGCACCTCAACTTAAACTGAGAGACGGCACGGGAACTCAGGCTCTCGTGTTGAGCACCAATCGAGACAGCATCGTTTTGGTCGGGATGGCTGACGTCAATACGGTTGACGTGCAAATCTCGCAAAATGGATCTCCCTTCCTATCAGACCCGTCTTTAGTCAAGTTCGACCTACCCAACTTCACGGTTCCGAATCTTACCAACTACCCGACCGGCATTCCACTAGAGCCTGGTGTCAACACATTTCTGATCCGGACTATAGATATTGTTGGTAGCGTGAGTGCACCTGCGTCGGCAACTATCACCCGAGTTCCGGCTGAAGCTAACCCTTTCCAGATTCCAACTGGCATCAAGCTTCGTCGGCAGCGGGACTCCGTTCAGATTCTTGCTGCCAACCCTCTCCCGTCGGTCTCCTTCGCTCAACGGGAAGCCGTTCCGGGCGAGTTCGTGGGTATCAATGTCTATGCCGCCACCGCAGCCGGAGGTGGGACGACAGGTTATTTCAAAGTCAACGAGAGTATCATCACACAGACCTCAGCCAACTTCGATGAGACTGTCGAGAACCTGGCCACTGAGTCAACCACTTGGTCGAATACCAATCAAGCCTTTGTTCGAGTTCAGGTTACCGAGGAAGATAGTTTTGGCCAAAAAATCGCCACTCGACTTGATCAAAAATATGACGTCAGCGCGTTGAGTAATAATCTGCGCTTCAAGAGCACTGTTGATGACGTGGCCCTGACGGAGTACCTTGCGTTTACGCATCGTCGTGGAGGTGGAACAGGTATCATCAACTCTGACCAGTTCGCCAATGTCATCGACGCCGATCCCCTCTACTATGTTGTTACGGCAGTTTACTACGATGTGGAGTCGGCAACCGAAATCGAATCCTCCTACTCTCAAGAAGTAGTTGGTCAGCCGCTGGTCATCGATACGGCTATTCGTGACTTGCCGACCCGCAAACAGAAGAATATCTTGGTTGACTTCGTGTTGGCGATTCAGCGAGCTAATGCGGAAATTAGCCTACTTCCAGGTTCGACAACTCGGGATGTCACGATCGACCCGTTCAGCAGTGAAGCTGAGAGACTTTGGTTTATTCTTGACTTCGTCCACCGAAGTCAGAGTTTCTTGACGCTTCTCCAGATCGACGATGCCAACGGGGACGGGATCTCGGATCCCGTGGCCAGTAGCGCTTACAAGCAAGCCATCAAAGCTGCTTTAGGTATGTCACAAGACATTGCTGTTCAGGCTTTGATCGACCAGCAGTTCGACAAGCTTGCTGGTAACTTGACTACTACTCGACTTCCCGGACGTCCGGCCTTAGGTCAAGTGGTTTTCTACACCACAAGTCGACCTCAGTTTGATATCGCGATCCCTGCTGGATCCTATGTTTCTAGTGAAGCTGACTCTGATTTGGGGGTTCCGGCGGTTCGTTTCCGAGTTGGTGGTACATTCGTGATGACGGCCGCGAATGCTGATGCATACTTCAACTTCGACCGTAAGCGCTACGAGATCACGGTCGACGTGGTAGCGGAAACGATTGGAGAAGACGGCAATCGTCCAGCCGGGCAGATTAAGTCTTCTCCGAGTGTTGCCGGTCTGAGTGTCATTAACCTAGAGGCTACGGTTTTCGGTACTGATCGTGAGAGCAACGGGGACCTTGCTACTCGCGCAATGTTGTCTTTGCAGTCCGTTGATACCGGTACCGAGGGTGGTTACGCGCGCACGACAGTCAATCAGATTGGCGTTCTCAAAAGCAAAATCGTTAAGAGCGGCGACTCTTTGATGATGCGAGACTACGATGACCTTCGTCACAAGCATATCGGTGGTAAGGTGGATGTCTGGGTACAAGGTCTCCGGGAGCGTCAGATCTCGGAGAAATTCGCATTCACGTTCGCCTCTGCGGAGAACGTGGTTGTATCGATCGTAGATCTCCCTAATCTGATCTTTCGAGTTCAAGATAGTCGGGTTACACCCACGAGCCCCATCATTGGTCTGTTGGCACTTCAGAACAACACGACAGGTGAGGAATACAATGTCACGGGTGTCACCTTTTTGGACTACCAGACCTTTAAGTTGGTCACCTCAGGACAGCCGGTTACGCTTATCGATGACATCGTTGCGGCGGACTACCGCTTCCGAGTGGCCAACAAGTTCTTCTTTTCCTTCCAGCCCGTGCGTCGTGTGGTCTCGGTGGTCGGTGAAGTCTCTGGCCCGTTGGATTCGGTTGAGGGGTATGACCTTTTCAAGCCCGACGACCCGTTGCTGAATGGTGAGTCGACGATTGCATCCGACTACTTGAGTATCAATCAGTTTAACAATATTCCGACGGGGAATACTATTCCGGTCAGTGATGAAGTTCACGTTCTGATTGGCTTCGTCGAAGAGCCTCTGCTCTTCATTGGAGTCGACAAGCAGACTCTACGCGTATTTAGTGCAGACCGTCTCACGGAATATGATGGACCGGGCACCCTCTCGCCTGACTTCGAGATCGTCGAGGGCACTGCAACCACTCCGGTCAAGATAGTCCGTACGGCTTCGTCAGCAATCAATAGCGGCGCAACAGTTTCGGTTGACTATGTCAAGGACGAGAATTTTACGGTCACCTATGTCATAAATGACATTCTGCAAGAGTTACAAAGGACCCTAAATATCCAACGTCACGCGACTGCGGATGTGCTTGTCAAGCAGGCAGTCCAGAACAGCGTTGAGTTGGAAACCACGGTGCAACTCGCCCGAGGAGCCAGCAAGGATCGAGTTGATCCCTTGATTCGTTCGTCGGTCTCGCAAGAGCTGGACAAGAAGCTTATCGGTGAAGACACTGCCCAAGGCGACATTATCCACGCCATCGACGCCACCAAGGGAGTTGATTACCCGGTTGTTCCCTTTGCCCGAATGGCCTACGCGGATGGTTCACGGAAACTTCGGGAGACCGTACTCTCGACCTACTCGTCTCTGCCGAGTCTTAGCCTTGGTGGTAACTTGGCATACATCTTGAAAAATCCCCTCCAGTTTCCTACTACTGATGGGGGTGGATTCAAGACGGAGCACCGTGGGGTCTTCCAGAATGATGAGTCTATGACTCTTTCTGACGACTTGTCTTCGGTCTGCATTGGTCCCTATCGAGCTTACGTTATTGGACGCACGGGAGCGACCATCTCCGGCTACACGGATACTCCGACCCTGGTGGCTGATGGGTTCACGACAGGTGAGTCTCAACTGGCGGAGTACCTTCGGCGTAGCGCCAATCGTGTTGTACTTAGCCTTCCTGGAGGCGGTAATCCGGATGTGCCGACCAATCATAAGTATGCAGTCAGTTATGTCATTCGAGGAGATTCCGGTGCCAAAGATATGACCGCAAGTGGGGTGGAGTTCCTTGACCTTGGCAACTTTACGATCACATATCGTGAAGCTCCGGTGGGGTGACCCATGACCAATCGGTTTGAGGACGATCCGACAAGGATTAATCATACGACACAACAGGTCGGTAAGGAGTTCAACAAGCGGCTGCTCCAGCGCGCCCAATCTATTCTGACCAACCTACTCAATCTTCTTCCGTCAGGATATATCTCGGCGGTTCAGGGTCCCAATTACACCAATGAACTCAAAGCGGTAGCGGTCGAGCTTTCCCGACTTGAATTGGCTATGGAGGACGTCGACATGGATCGATCCTTCGCCACTACCCGCTCGGAGTTTCTATACTCAATTGTTGGCTATCTGGTCTTCCTTAACGGGCGGATTCCAGCGACACAATTTGACGATGTAGAGTTCCGTCGATTTCTCCTCTCAGTTATCAAAATATACTTCCAGGGGTCAATCCCGACCTCAATTCGAGATGGAGTCAACCTCTTCACTTCGGAAAATGTTAGGATTCTGGAGAACTTTCTGCTCTTGAGGAACCGGGCCGGCGGTGTAGATATCTCGGATCAGTTCGGATTTCAAATTGACATTCAGTCGGGTGAGGCCTTTCCGCCTGACGTCTTTGCCCTTGATGCGAATCTTCGCTTGATCCTCAACATCATCCGACCAGCCCACACTCTTTTTCGGATAAGGTACATTTTCAACGACGTTTATAAACCGGACCCCAATATCGACGGCGCGGGGGGGATTGTCGATGCGATGAGCTGGAAGATGTCCCAATACTACTACGAAGACTTTCGCTCCTACTGGGCGGGAGTCCAAGACCGGGATCGGCTTGGCGTCAAAGTGAACCAGTCAATCTCGAATGAAGACCATTCCGAAGACTTCTAACGGTTTCTCTTAGGAGAGCTTAGACAAAATGAATCAGACCATCAAGAACGGCCCGCAAGCGAAGGTAACCTTTACCCATCTCCGCGACGGAGAGATCCTCGGAGTCGAAGAGGTTGGGAACATTGTCACCAACGTAGGTTTGGCGACGATACACAAGTATGCTTATGCGACCCCGGCTCAGCGCGAGGTTTTGGGTACTGGCTTCAATTGGGTCGCACTCAGCAACGACGCTAACCCACCAGATGCCGCCGACACTGCTTTGGGCGCTGAGCTGACTCAGCATGGCCTAGCACGGGCTCAGGGAACGGTATTGATCGCTTCTCCGGGTAGCAATGTCACGGTGGTCGAGAATACCTTCACGTTCACGGGAGCTGAACAAACGGTGCGTAAGGCGGCCCTTTTTGATACCTCTACCGGCGGCCGGATGGCTCATGAAGTACTTTTTCCAGGGATCCGTGTGCTTCGCACGAATGATACCCTGCGAGTCAAGTTCACCATTACGCTTGGCGAATGATGGTTGAGGTCGGGCCTTGAGCAATCCTATCAGGCCCCCGGGCAGGGAAGTACGCCCACAGGTATATCTCATCGAGGTCGATGTATTTGACTCTCGTTTAAAGGTATCTGAGTCACTTCAAGTAGATCGTCTGGTTATGCCGGTCGTGTTCGGTGAGACTTTGCGCCTCACCGAACAGCCGCGTTTTTCGCGCCACCAGGCGTCGACGCACTCTTACGACCTTTTTGTAGAGGATGGTGTCGAAGCTACTCGAATCGTCAAAGTTGACTGGGACGAATCTCTTAATCTTTCTGAGCGGCTTGACTACGAGTCACATCTTCACTTCCAAGTTCTCCTTACTCTATCAGAGTACCTGGAAGAATCAGCCCCAGGTGACCCCGCCGAAACACCGCGACTCCACGTAGTTGACTCTATTGAGTCAACTACGACGCAGCGGCCGGATATCCCGGTTGAGAGTCTTCGTGTGGGGGAGACTGTTGAACTCACGACCTTTGGTTGCGAGGCTATCTCCCCGACCACCCTCTCCTTGACTTTGCCTTTTGATTGTACTTTTGGTGGCCTTTCGGATGCCAGTAACTACGTCATTGTGTCAGAGGGTAAGGGCTATCCCATCGACGTTCTTTCGGCTGCTCCGATAGTTGACGAGCTGCGCGATGGTAAACTTTGCCAGGTAGCTGGAGTGCATGAGATTGTTCTTGACAAGAACTTCTCGGCACCGGATCTTGGCTCCTTCCTTCATTTGGAGGTAAAAGGCTCAGGGACAACCCGTGTTCGAATCGAAGAGGTTGTTTCTCCTACTCGGGTTCGAGTCGATCGTTCGCTGAGCCCCTCGGATGAAATTTCTTCGTGGAGGCAAACGACCGGAGTTAGTAAAGTTGTCTTGACAACGTCGAAGGGCACTAACGGGGCCCTCTATCGGTTGACTTGCAAGCGTATTCGCAACACGCGGACACTCAGGATTCATCAGGATTTCAGCACTTGCTTCGTTGCCAAAGCAGCGAAGCCTCGTCTTGTCAATGTTGAGTGTCTCCCTGAAGGTCAGATTTTGCTGACTTATTCGGAGCCGATGCGTCCGGACTCCGAATTGACAAGCGTTTCTGAGTACCGTGTGGAAGGCCCAACTCCGGTTGAGGTCATGAGTGTCGATTCGGTTGGCCCAACGCAGGTCATGCTTCGAACTCGCGGGCTGACGAAAGGTTCATTCAAAATCATCGTCAACACGAAAGGGACCCCCAAGGATGTTGCCGGTAACCCTATCACGGAAGTTATTGATAGTGGAATCGGAACAGCTAATGTGCTTACCAGCACGACAGTTCAGATTCCTTCGGAGTCCTTTGTTGCCTCTGCGGTGGTTGGGCGGTATCTGACGCTGTCAGGAACGAACTCCAACCAATACCTGATTGTTGATCGACCTACTGCTGATACTCTGCAAGTTGAAGGCACTCTAAATATTGAGATTGGGTTGGATTGGCAGGTAACCAACCCCTTCTTCAACGAAGCAATTTTCATCAGCAGCACTCCGCTGACGCAGCGGTCGATCTTTACTGATCGAGGTCCCATTTCCAAGCCTCCGCTCACCCTATCTAGTGGTGTGGATGGCACGGTAATCAACCCTACTGATGTGATTTGTTCAAGTGCAAACTTCTCATCCGATGTGGTTGGTAAGTACCTCAATCTAGCGGGGGAATCGTACCGAATTGTCGCGCTTCTCACGTCAACCAGTCTTCGCGTGCAAGGGTCTCTTCAGACGGCTACCAACCTAAACTGGTCGGTCATTGATCCGCGTAATGGCCAGATTGCCGACGACCCGAGTGATGTTACAGTTCGTGTCAACGGTGTTCCGGTTGAGCCGGTGGCGGTCATTGGACTTATGGGGCAGATTGTGCTTGCCGCTGCCCCGGAAGAAGATGACGATGTCAAGGTGGATTACCACTGGGTGTCGAACCCGACCATTGATATCCGTCGCTTGAATTCGCGGGAGTTTGTGCTTAATAACTGGAACCGTGACAATAGGCAGATTCCGAACCCGAACCAACACAACTACCGCTACAACAATGTTCTGGTCAAGCCTAGTGGCTATGTGGCCGACGATTGTCAATCGGTATTGGCACAGCCTCTGGAGCGCCAGCTCTTCTACCGAGCTTTTGAGAGAAAGTACACGGCAGTTCTCAACGATCCCAATTTACTGCGACTCAATAGCCCCATTCACCGAATTGCTGACGCACCACTTTCGCGCCCCATCGAGACGATCTCAGTACAATACAATGCTGACACACTTCCAGAGTCGAGTTTTCCGGCGTGGACTCGCGTAGGCAATGGAACCTATTCGGTCACGTCCGGAACGCTTTCGGTCAATGATACTTCCTCTGGCAACTTTCCGACGGGACTTCCACTTTTTTGGACTCGCTCGATCGACGTTACCTACCCTCACGTCTTTGCGGCAACTTGGCGTATGTCACTCACTGATACTCCGGTGCTCAATGGAGTCTTCTCCGGAGTTGCAGCCGGCTGGTCAGATGATGAAAAGGCCGTTGTGGTGGGGTATCTCAAGGATGGCTCCACCTACAAAATTGGCTTCCTTCGTCAGGGGTACGGGGACAACCCTGCCCCAATGGCCGCCTGGACAGGTGCAATTAACGAATCGAATGAACCCACGGGACTCCCACAGGATTTTGATGTAACAATCCCTCACAGTTACCGTCTTTTCCAGGATCGAGATGGGATTGTCAAGCTCTTTGTGGATGGTGGGGTCATTGAGATCCTGCGCATCACCAAGGACGAGCTGCCTTTCCTGTATGAGCTGAATGATCCCTTTGATCAGATCCAAGGGGCTTACTTCGGAAGTCTCAGTCGGGAAGCCACCAGTTCTTCGGATTGGGACTTCTACCGCTACCTTATTCTTCCAACTAACCCCATTCAGTCGGCTCCGGCAGTTTTTGTCAGTTATGAGGGCAACACTCTTCCGGAACGTGACTTCAATCCGTGGACTCCAGTTGGATACCACGGGACGGAAACTATTTCGGGAGGTGATGTCCTTGTGCTTGATAGCACCTCCGCCACCGATGCAATGACCAGCGCACTCGTGGGTCTGGTCGACGGTGATTTTCGAGGTCTGGTTCGATTTGAGCCGCTACTGACGGCTGCCGCGGATGCGGCGGTTGATTGGAAAATGCAGCTTCGGACGTGGACGCAGGGAATTGCTCCAAATGCAATGACTCTCGCGATGGATGATGGAAAGAAGCTGATTCAGGTCAGCATGCTTGCCAAGAATCCTTCACCTAAGTTTAGCTACGGTGGTCGAGTCCTGCCGGAGAACGCAACTCCGGTCGGCTGGGAGCGGAACACAATCACGACGCTTCCAGGTATCACCACTAGCATGCTTGGACGAGCGCTTCATATCGAAGATACGATCGTTTCGGACGGTGTGGTCTACCACGTCAATGACTTTGAGGCTGGAGTCACTCCAGACCGCGTCATTGAAACGACTCTTGATTACATCTTGGAATTCCGAGTCAAGGTCAATTCATTTACCGCAACCGATACGGGTCTGAACGGATCTTGCTTTGCAGGAGTCACGGCGGACATTTTCGATGGTGTCAAGACCCTGGGTCTTCTCTTTCGAGAAGACCCTCTGCTGGGGACAACTCTTGCGTTCCACTCAGATGGGGTCATCCTCGGGATGCCCTCCAACCCCGTCCAGTTCCAATTCGCATGGGACGATGGGTTGTTCCACACCTACCGTCTTGTTAAGAACACCTTGGGTGACTTAGTCACCCTGTTTGTCGACACCCTCTTCATCGGGTCGGTAGCCTATTCAGCATTCGTGACCTCGGCAGGGAACCCCACGGTTTCTTTTGGGACCGCAACTCCTGATGGGTCGAGCCTTGGTGCTCTGAGTGACACTGAGTGGGCGTATGTCAATGCATGGCGGGTAGCTGACGTCTCAGTGCAGAAGTACTTGGGAGTCTGGCGAGGGCATGATCCTGACTCGTTGTTGGGTTACCATCTTCCGACCAAGCTTCGTGACCGTACTGGCATGGTACTGGACTCTACTACCTTGACCGATGCAGGTGGGTCATTCGTTATCAATGACGTCGATGCAGGAGATGTCATCATCGTCGACGGTGGAGTTAACCGAGGAGTATATGACGTTGCTGCTCGGGTCAACGCCACCACTCTGACGTTGACCACGCCTTTCCCTGTTCCTGCGGTGCCGGTTCTATATCGTGTTCCTCGTGAAGTTGATTGGACGCAGTTTCACAACTACCGTCTCGTTCGAGATCGCTCCGGCAACATCAAGCTCAGCGTTGACTCCCAAGTGCTGATTGATCTTGAATATGACTCCGACCTTCCGTCCAACTCGGTGGGACTCTGGCGTCAGCTTACCAACGGAGTTCCTTCGATTGTCTTTGGTGCATTTGACCCAACGAACTTGTCCCAAAGCGGTTGGGACTTCGTCCGCTACGGAATCACTCGCTCTCTCAGTGAGCAGCGAATCGTGCCCCATCACATGGTACTCAACCAGCGCAACATCATGGCGTCGCCGGACCATCTATTCACGTCGGTCGCGCACCGCCACACGAATTTCTGGTCCAGCTCGACAGGCATTCCGCTTAAGGAGCTGTACGATGATGCTAACCACAAAGCATTCACCAAGCTCAACGAGGGAACACCGCTTGTTCCGCAAACTCAGACATCCGAAGTGCGGAAGCCCACCCCGATCTTTGAGTCGCTTTCGGGGCTTAATCGGCCTGAGGATGTGCTCAACAGTGACTCAGATTTCGTGCTGAACGATGCTAAAACCCGAGTTCGGCTGTTGGTTCCGAACGATGTCCTTTACAACTCTCTCGAAGTTACCGAGCGGAGTGAAGGCGAGACCGACCTCCTCTATCCGATGGATGACTCCCTGGGACCGGTCGGGCTTGGGTCTATATCGTTTAAGAAGGATGTTTGCCTGCATTACGATGGAGCGACATTCCCGGAATTGGACTCCAATGCACCGACTCCTTGGAGTCTGAACTCGGTCTCGCCTTCCGATGTCCAAGTGACATCCTTCGGAGGGGTATTGACCTATTCAACCACTGGGAGTACCACCACTATATACCGCAACCCGACATCCTTGCCTTCAGCAACGAGCCTTCCGACCGAAGTCAAGTTCACCTTTAAGGTTCTCACCGATTCTAGCGGTGGAACGGGCGACACGGGGGTTCGGGTTGGTTTTAGCGCTTTCGGGATGACTGCCGCACTTGCATTCCTCACCGACCCCTACGGTGATCGTGTTGTGCGGCTCCTTGACATGCAGTCTGGAGACACGCTCGCGGAAGTGCTATTCGACTTCCTCGACAATCTACCACATCAGTACCGACTCGTGAGAGACCCCACAGCAGGTACCGTTTCATTTTTCGTGGATGGTTGAGGAGTTATGTCGTACGGCACCAAAGAATTTGGAACGTCGGAATATGGGGGAGCCTTGGATGACGAGGACTTTTCTATGTCGGCTGTCCTTGAGGGCTTTGGGGAGATGACTGCCTACCTCTTGATCCAGAAACCGCTTGACGCGTTCTTGGAGGGTAACGCCGAGGTTCTGGCTGAATTCGAGGCCGATTACGTACTGGAAGCAGAATTGATTGGAGAGGGTAGGCTTAATGGCAACATGCTGGTATTACTTCCTCCAACTCGACAAAAACCAAAGCGATTAGAACCTCCAGCGCCCAATAACGAGCAGCTTTATCGTAACATCATCAAAAAGCGGGGTGAGTGATGCCGAGTTACATCGTTCGTGGCGATAGTCCTACTCGAATCCACCTTGTTTTTTCGGACCCTGCTGCGAACAACAGTGCGTTGGTCGACCCGAGTAGTTATGCACTGACCGATGATGATGGAAACACCCTGACGGTTCTTTCCGTTTCGGTGGTGTCCGCTTCTCAGATCCGCTCAGTCAGCTTGACACTTGACTCTGGCACACCGATTACCCCACTCTTGGCGTATCACTTGACGCTCAGTGGTGCAGTCATCACTACGTTGGCGAGTCCTTACACTCCGGCCCTTCAGACTTTCGTTTGGCCGGGTCAACTTCGGTCGGCTATTGTTTCCTCCAGTCGGTTTACTGGGGAGGTCTCAGGTGGGCTCTATGGGATCTCGTCCGGTTTGCTCTTCTTCTCGCCGGCATTGACGACCCCTACAGCCAATTCCTCGATCGAATTGACTTCGGCGTCGGCGTGCACCCGAGCTTACGACGTCTATCAGCTTCCGCCGCAAATTACGCAAAACCAGATTCTACACACCTTCGGGCCCCCAGTGCCTCAGACCTACCTCAATCAGGCAGTGCTCTATGGCCCACTCGGAATCGCTGCGGAAGCACAAGTGGTGGTTCAAGACCTCCGAAACGATACATATGCGGGTGCCATCGACAACACCTTCGCGCAGGCAACCTTGAACGAGTTGTTCGACCCCAACTACGTATCTTACCTCAACAACCCGTTCTACACGTTGAATGGGAATGGAAGCCTTGGGACTTTCATCACGGCCAATATCGCTGGACCGATTCCGCCGGGTTCGACCGTTATAATCCCGCTACAACCGTGACGGTTCTACTTATGCTCTCCCCAATTGAAACTAGGAGATGAGCATGAGGATTCGAGATGTCTTTGGGCGTGTAGGGGCAAGTGTCAAGTCGGCATGCAGTGCGGCCTATCAAGAATTCTATGGTCAAGTTTCATCAGATTCGAAGTCGGCCTTGACAGCCACCCACCACGAGGATGCCCGCGTTGGTATCCGTGGAGATGTCTTCATCACCGTTCGGGACTCCAGGAGTCAAGAGGTTCTTGATTACCGTGAAAAAAGGAACTTGATTGTCAAAGACGCGAGTATTTTGATTGCTCGGTTGATGAAGGATAGCCAAGAACCCCCAAAAAGTTGCTACGTTCTGGCAGTTGGGACGGGAGATGGACCCTGGAATCCGATGTCGCCTCCGGCCGCTACGAACACGCAGCGTTCGCTCTACTCTGAGCTGAGCCGAAAAACCTTCTCGTTGACTCAATTTGTTGACAGCGGTGGAGCCCCTTCGGCGATTCCGACCAACGTGGTGGACTTCACCGCGACTTTCACCGAGTCCGAGGCCGTCGGCCCGCTCGTTGAAATGGGAATCATCGGCGGCAACATCAGCACAAATCTTGCTGTCAAGAATCCGGTCACGCCTCCTAACGGGGCCTACAACCCTCTCGTAGACCTTACCACTCGGGAGACACTGGTCAATTACTTAACGTTCGCCGTCATCAACAAACCAGCTACATCGACCCTTCAAATTGTTTGGCGGTTGACCTTCTGATCATAGCGGAGAACTTGGAATGACTCAAAAGAACCTTGGCCCGCTTGTATCCAACTACCTAGACCCGGACAATTACGCGTTCGAGACGACGGTTTTCCAGATGGGGAAGCCGGTTCTCGATAAGGAGCTGAATCTGGTAGGCGACATCTCGACCGAGATGACACGTCTGCTTGGTCGGAAGGCGGTCCCCTCGGGCTGGCTATCGGATGATTTCCTTGGCAATTCTGGCCATGCTGCGGGAGTCTTTGTCTCGGCCCCTTCAGCTAATAAGCTGCGCATGCCGCCTCTGACGGCGTATGTCAATGGCTGGGTTGTTGACGTGGTCAACTCCGGTGAAGCCACCTATAATACGGTTGACCTTGGAGCGGCTCCGGTCAGCGGAGGTACGAATCCTCGAACGGATTTGGTCATCTTGGAAGTCTGGCGAAGGCTTATTGCAGCATCACCTGATGCCAATGGTAAGAGCCACTCACAGAAGATTTGGCGGAACGGAAACGTTGCCATTGATGCGGTCGATGAAGGACTTAATCTGATAGATAACATCAAGGATGTCACCCTCGGGATCGAGTCGACCAAGCGCGTTCAGATTCAATACCGACTTCGTGTCATCCAGGACGTCGATCTTTTTACCAACCCCATGGGCATTGACCATGTCAATGTGTTTGCCCATACTGTTCCGTCGGCACCCGCATTACCTAACGGTACCGCCACGGCAGTCAATTACACGGTTTCTCCGGTTGACCCCGGCCTCTGGGTTGCTTCCGATCCGGGGTTGGGTACGGTTGATGATCTGATGTATGCGGTTCCGTTGGTGGCGGTCTTCCGTCGAAACCAAGCGGCATTCGATCGTCGTCTGAATCGCAATGGTGGCTCGGCTCGTCCGGATAGTGCCACGCATGACTTCGTGGAAGCGAAGGACATTGTTGACCTTCGCCGCGGAGTTTCGCTCAATGGGTGGGATTTCCGGGAAGTTCTGGAGAAGAATGTCCAACTACTGTTGGACAACAATCTTCGAACCGAGTGGGAGTCGTTTGGTGATGCCGGCGGCTATAAGGGCCACACGGTTTTTATGGCCGACGCAGCCGGACTCTCTCCAGGAGACTCAATCAACACGGGGCCTAGTGGTACCGGAGCTGCATTCATCGGCCAGTTCGATGCCGGTCGGCGTCGGTTCAGTGATCGTGCGACTTACGAGGTCATCACGATCACCAGGACCCCAGCGGGTCCGACTTGGACAAACGGCGAGAATGTTGTCATCAGCTTTTCGAACATGAACATCTACCCCTATACGGGAGTTCCGTTCGGGAGCCGCGCACCAACTGGAACAAAGTTCCTTGACATCGTTGGGGCTCGCTTCGCCGGAACCACTGGGGCTAAGCAGGGGGTCGCCGCCCCAATAGCATCTATTACAAATCTTGTCGATGATACTCCGTCGACAATCACCTTGTCGCTCGGAACCGTCACGGCACTTAGCATCACCGACGAAACACTCTACATCGACATCCTGGTGGCATACCCTCCGGGAAGTGGGTTGATCCGTACTCCGTCACGGACTTTCGGGGCCGATTCTTTCGAGATTAACAACCCAGGGTCCTTTCCTCAAGTTTCTCCGCACTTCTACGATCCTTTAGTCCCTTTGACAGCCAACATCGATGCAACCCACCGTGAAGTGGAATTGATGTACCGGACGAGCAATATCACGGTGTCACTCTCCTCTGAGTCTAGCGTAGGAACGAACCTAATCCGGCTTCCTGAGCGGGCTCACAGCGTTTCATCGATTATCATTGCGGGAGTTCCTTACGGTGGATCGTTCTCAATCTCGACGGATGGTCGCACCATCACGTTGAATGCCGGGTCGACATCGCCTAGTCAAACGTTGACGATAACTTATAAGGCGCTGCGGCCCATTCCGGAGAACACCGTGCAGGTCACGATGTACTACGAGGCCCTCGCGCAACAGACTCTTCGCAGTGCCAACTTGGGTACATCGTTGAGCGTCCGGCCTCGCTATATTTCCCCTTTCCTATATGTCCTCACGCAAGGTTCCGGGTCGCCTGACGAAGGCTACCCATTCCCTCAGGCGTACGTTCAGACGGGCGGTATAGCGTCCGGCTCCTTCTCGGGTGAGCACGGACTCAATGGGACGTCAACGGTCTCGATTGCGGACTTCAGCGGTACGACAGGTCTCCTCAAAATTCTTGCGAATGTGCCCTACACGCCCAATTCGGAAGAAGTCAGTTTCACGCGGATCTCTGGAGACGTCGATGCAGAAGGTCGAACGTTCTTTCCCAACGCGCTCTCGTCGGTGTACCAACCTTCCGCCTTCGGTCAGGTGCTCAGCTACCCCAAGCGCCACAAGGTGCTCTTGCCGGTTATTGTCGAGCTGACCGCCGATACAACCTATGCGCGGAAGGGCACTCTACTTCTCATGATGTTGCAGCGTTGGGCATCCTTCGACGATCAAAACTTCGTCGCTTTTGAGGATTCTACTCCCAACGACACGTCCGCCAGTGTATTCCGACTCAAGGGTCACTTGCTAAATCGAGGCGTCTGATGCCGTCACCTAAGAATCCAATCACATCTGTAAACGTCGGGCCTGGTCGCATTCCGGCGAATTCGGTTGATTCCTCTGCGCTCACCTTCCCCCTCACGGGAGGTGGCGATATTCAGAACCATATTGCGGATCCAGTAGATGCTCACATGGCTGGTGCCGTTGGAATTCCTCCGGTTCACCCTGTCACGGGCGATCCACTCTTGGCTTCGGCTGGTGGTCCCTACGACGGTGAGTCGGTACTTGATGCACTGACGAGTCTTAAGGACTTGCTTCCGGTTAAGCCTGACCGACTGGGCTTCAACAATGCGGTGGCCAACTCTGGTATCCCGGTTTGGGGTGCGAATCTCGACTCAGCTACCAAGGGTGGATTCACGAATGTTCAAGCAATCCCCACTAAGAACCTCTTGAGTGCAGCAACGACTCAGAACGTCAACGGTGTTCTCTACCCGGCAGACCGTGGTGTCCTGGCGCTCTACCGTACTACCAGTTCTACCAATCCGGATTTCACCAATGCCAGTCAGACCACCCTGGTGGCTGCGCTATGGTTAGGTTCAAGCCCCTCTCCGGTCGGTATTCCTGATGCGGCTTTCGTGGAAGCCACTCGGGCAACAGGTCAGGCGAACCATCCAATTGGTGGTGGTCTTGACCTTTTTGCTCTGACAGCTCGTCTCCCCTATCAGTCTACTTACGGTGGGGGGGAGTATACCCCATTCCCTTCGAACTTCTCGGCTTACCAGCTCGCCAAGTACAGTTATCAGTTGCCTCTTTCGGCGGGTATCAACGATAGCTATCAGTTGGTACACTGGAAGGAAACTTACGCAACTTCGCTGACGGCCATTCAACCAGCGGCCCTAGCGGCGGGTTTGGTGTCAGGCAACATGTACTCCGCTTCTGCGGCGGATGGTACCTTCTATGACAACGTACGTCGCCTCAACGTCTATGTTGATTCTGACTCCGGAACGGGACCTACGGGCGGGACCTTCACCTCGTCTCCCGCCGGGACCCCGTCAACCACAATCCTGTCTGGAATTACCTATTACAGTTCCGGTCTGACTTTCGATATCACTGCAACGGCGACGAACCTCTTCAAGAACTCGTTCGTCACCAACACAGTTGCGTCGGTCTCGGTCCCCTCTGGCTTCACAAGCTCGGTGGCTCCGGTTGTTGTCAACACCACTTTTTTTGGTGGTAGTTCGGTCTCATACCCCCTCTTTGATGGCTCACCTGCTCGGATCACGGATACGAGCGATGTGGCGTTCAGCCTTATCGCTAACCCACCTCTGATTGCAACGGTTGCCAAGTTTCGGCACGCGACGCATCCTGGCCCGGCCTTGGGTATCCCGGACCCCCGTAATCCCAACCACCGTGTTCAGATCACGTGGAATGCCCCCTTCAGTCAGTCAAGTACGGTTATTGACTCGACGCAGTATCTCTACATGCCCTCCGGCTTGGCGGCTTGGACTGGCTCAACCCCGACTGATAGCCCCTCGACAAACCAGTTCGAGTCTTTCTGTGATGAGACTTACCGCTATCTCTACGGCTTCTCGCTCCCCAGCGCAACAGCGCGTATTGATCCATCCCTAAACGGTGGTGGGGCAGGTGATTATGATAGCACGGTAGCTCTCGGCGCCCCCGTGGCCAATGCGGGAGACCTCCAGGTCATGGGCGGCAAGCTCGTGTATCCGAAAGACAACTTCCTGGCTTCGGCAATCCGTCCGATCCAGTCGGCGGGTCGAAACTACTCGACATTGGGGGATACAATTGGTGTTACTATGCGCCACTACGTCCGAGCGTTCCAAACGAACGGAGGTCAGAGCGGCACATTAAGAATCACGGGACTGGCATTTACTTCATTTGATGCGGTTGATACTACTACTGGAAACTTCTTCACCGACCATCCTGGGGGTGCTGCTATTGAAATTCGAGCAGCCACCAACGGAGCGACCTGGCAAGACATGGGGCGCCCATTCGGTACAGGCAACGGTGCTTTGGCAGTGGCGTCTCCAGTGACGGATGGTGTGACTGGTGAGTTGGTTCTTCCTTACACACTTCCTTCCCCAGGAACGACTGGAACCGCAGGCGGAGATATCCCCCTCTTTGTCCGAATCACCTTCTTGAATACGGTTACGGGTAACGCCCTATCACTCAATTCAATGCGCTGGTCGGTAACTTGAGTCGAGAAACTCCTTTTTCACTTCCTTTGGCAAGGGATTGATGTAGAATGTCAGGATCATTCGTTAGCACAGGAACTATCTCCAACCTTACACGGTTGGAGTTGGAACAGCTTCGCAAGGCGGACTTCTTCGCAGGCGGTCGTGCGCTAACGCGTGGTGACTCGGGCTCTGCCGGGGAGACCTTCACGGGCATCGGAAACATCTTGACGGAGCCGTACTCAACGGCTCCGACGATGACGATGGATGATGTCCAACTCAGAACGCCGCCTAAGACTCCCGGTACCGGACTAGGGTACCTGACGGCAGTTTACCCTAACAATTCGGAAACGGTTCGTTGGTACGGCCCTACCTTGTTGGTTGATGGTACCATTCCCAACTCCAGCGTTGAAGGGTCGGCAATCGGTCTTACTCAATTCCAGGTTGGGGCTGGAGCAAGTCTTGCGGGAGTCGTCAGTGGCGACATCCTTATGATTACCGGGCAGACTCCTTCTAGCATAGGTATCAGTAAGAACAAGTGGGCTTCCGCGGTCATTAACTCGGTGACCGGTGGTGACACACTGAATTTGTTGGCGATCAATAACCCAACCAACACCACGGTCACACAACTAGAAGTTTCCAGTGACCAGTATTGGTGGGTGATCTTGCGACCCGGGGCCGCCCGTCTCGCCGCAATCCCGTTCTCAGGTCCGGCCGGTCGTGAGCAATCGTTCTTCTTTGCAGACCCCACCTCAACGATTCATACGGTTGTCAGCCCCACGGCCGCGCAAATCAGCAGCGCTCGGGTACAGGGAATTGTCCCACCTGAGTTCGGTCCTGATCCTGATGCGGGTGACCTGACTCCACTCGACGTCAATCGAGCTGATGCGGTATTCCCCGGCGTGGGTAAAGCTGGAAGCAAGCTCGGCTATCGGGTTATTCTGTATCCGGACAACGGATCAGGTGCGGCGGATCTCACAAAGCCAATCACATCGTTCACTCCGGCTATCGATAGTACAATCGCCTCAGGTAATGACCAACGTTACACCATTGATTACAAGGCTGGTGTGGTTCGTCTCTCGGTTGCTCCTCGCGCCGGTGATGCGTTCAAGCCTTCGACGGGCAATCAAGGCGTTGCCTCCGGTGGACGACTCAACCTCTATGCGGTCTTCTGGGCTTTCGATACCACCCTCGTCAAGGGTGCCGCCCAACAGCTTTGGTCGATTCAGACTTCGGACACTGACAATCAAGTTTCGTTCGAGTCAGGTCGAGTGTTTTACAACACTGGAACTCAGAGTTGGACCATCACAATGGCTCCAATTGACAGCCAACCAACATCTTTGCCCGGTACTGATGTTCGGACACACCTTCGAGACCTGCTAGAGATTATCAACAATCCTCCGGTCCAGCTACTAGAGGATCCTCATTTTGAGTCGGTGCTCACCTATCCGGAGACACAGGACATCGACGCGTCCGCGGCTTGGCGGGCGATTTCCGGTACTCCTGATAACTCTTTGCGAATTGATCGCACCAGCGGATTTGGAACCTCCCGGCTATCTTACGTTGCCCCAAATACGTCCTTAAACACGGTTGGAATCATTCAGTACCTATGGGCGACCGTTTCGGGCAATCAAGAGTTCCGGGTCAACCTGACATATCAAAGAATCTCCGCTGCTACAATCGGAACCCTACAAGTCAACCTTACTTGGTTGCATTTTGATGGGTCGACCAACACGGACACTATCTCGGTCATCTCACTCAATGGTACCAATGCGGGTCGAGTTGATTACTCTAATGTAATCAACTCGCCGCCGGATGCGATTAAGCTAATCTCGGTTAGGATCTCCGCTTCCAGCCAGTATAGCACTACTGGAACAAAGTTCTACATAGATAGGATTCAAGTCACCGCAGTAGCAGGCTTCCTTAAGCCGACCTACCAGGTTGATCGTAGTACTTCTTTCCGTCAGCGCTTCTTACCGACATCCGGTTCGAACTTGGGTTATACCAACGAGAACCCTGTTCTCTCCGCTGGTCCCACGGGTTTTGGGACCAAGCCATCGCTTCTCCTCGAACGTGCGGACGGCAAGGAAGATCCGGACGGAACTCTTCCTCAGCCGACTTTCAGCACGGGAACGATTGATCTTGGCGGGGGGATGAAGAATCCCGTGGAGACTCAGTCTCGCATCTTGATCCAGGTTGAAACAGGAACCTTTGCGGGCATTAAGCGGATCCCTACTCTCGGCATCTATGACGCCGAGGTTTTCAGTGGGACTCAGATGTATGCTAGTCAGGATTTCCCTCTTAGTGGGAGCTATTGGGAAGTCGGGCAAAACCTGAAATGGAATCAAGTCACTCAGGTTTGGGATAAAGTTTCTGGTGGTCGTGGCAATCTTCTTCGACTCAAGAACGAGGAATTGCAAGTTCTAACTGCAAATGGATCTGACACTCTTGGTGTAGAGGGTCCTCTTCGAACCGGAACTGCTGCTTCCGTACCGATGAACTCCAACATTATCACAGTGGATGCGGGGTCTCTTCTTCAAACAGGAGTCCCTCAAATAGGTGTCGGAGATCGACTAATCCTTCGGGATGTTGGAGGTACCGACCTTCAATACGTTCGACTGGTTCAATCGGTTGACAGCGAAACTCAGCTCACTGTTGCTGCGCTTGGAGGCGGACTCGATGAGTTGGATGTCACTAATCCGATTAGCGGTGCTACCTGGACTCTTCTTCCGCATTACTCCAGGGAAATGGTTCCTGGTAAGGTTACGGCTGGGGAATCTTTCCGAACCTACTCTACTGTCGGTAATGGGACCGAAATTTATTTCGAGCCGGATGTCCGAACAGCATTCGTGGAACACACCGGGACTGTTCAAGTCTATATGCCTGAACCAAAGTCAGGTCGGAAAGTCACGGTCAAGGATATTTCGGGTAATGCGGATATTTACCCTATCACCCTCTGGACGGGTTTCGGAGTTCCCGTAGATGGAGTTCCCCTAGCAAGTTTTGATATCTCTTCTCCGTATGGGTCTGTTACCATGCTAGCAGACGGTACTAGCTGGTGGTTAGTCTGAGAGGATATTGACATGTCAACTTACTACATGATTGACCTCTTTGACGACAATATCAACGGTGTCGAAACCCCACCCAACGGGCAAGTTCCTATGGTGGGGACTTATGTCGTTCGGGTACCCCAAGGAGTCTCGGTACAGAACCCTACTACGCTCGCGACTCTTCTCACTCAGAAGTACGATGCGATTTTCGCGAATCACGGTGGATTCGCCAACCAGGAATTCGATGACCTCTTGGATGCTACCGGTATTAATGCCGGGGCCACTTCAGGATGTAGCTTGGGTAAGAGAGGTTCTCTCTCGCTCTTTCCGAATGGGGTTTTGCAGACCAACATGACTCCGTTGGCCACGACCGCCACTCAGGCTATTGTGAACTTTGAAGTTTTTGAAGTTGTGGACACAGATCCAGCCACGGGTCGATTCGACCGGACATACAAGGAAATTCCTATTACCCCTCTTGACATTACCTGTCAAGTTAGCTTCGACAATGGAGCTTCGTTCCTGACGGTGACAGAGGATTCTCTCTTGAGTGTCCCCGGAGCCAACCAGGGCAACCAGATGATCTTGAAGTTCACCAATATCACAAGCCCTGGTCGCCGCCTTTTCTTGGGTGGCTGGTCGGTGGTTTATTGATGAGTTGAACCCTTCGTAGAGGATGTAAAGTAATGGCGGACAATCTCGGCAATGGAGTTTCGAGGGTTCTGGACCCGAAGCAGGCGAGCTTCCTTCAGGTCATCTGGCAAGAAGGCAAGCCACCGCTCGATAGCGAGTTCAACCTTATCCAGGCTCTGGAGAATGACTGGCGTCAGCAGCTTCTCCTTCGGAATACGCCCTCTGGCTGGCTTGGTAATGAGACCAACCCTGGTGAGGACTATCTCACCAACCCCATGTGGTCGAACTTCTTCCAGTTCGGCCGTCAGCGCGCCAATGAGCTGCGTTCGATTCAGTGGGCTGTGGTCAATGGTTGGATGGTCCCGGTTACCGGAACTCGCACTGGAACTCCTCCAGGAGGGGCCAACAACAGCGACACGTGGAACAAGATTTTTCTGGATCCGCCTCCTTCGACGTCTGGTGACAGCCGGGTCGACTTCGTCTTCCTGGAAGTCTGGATCGCCCGAGTCGCCCCGAACGCGCAGACCAACAAGCCGAGCACGTCGGCGGTTTACCGCTATGGCAACATCGAGGGTGGGTATTCGTACCTTAATGATGACACTCAAGATCCTGACATGGGATTCGAGACCACTCAGCGGATTCAGGTCCAGTACCGAATCCGAGTCGTTGGTCTGACAGCCGCGGATGGATTTAGCTCGACGTCGGTCAAGGCCAAAGGAGCCTACGACTACCTCAATAGCGAGACAGCAACGACCTTTAGCTTTGTCAATATGCGTACGAACCTCGGTGATCCGGGATTATGGCGCGCAGGTGACGGAACGGCGAACACCCTTAACACTGTGGATGGTTACTCGTATGCCATCCCGATCTGCCACGTTTTTCGTCGCAATTCGACAGCGTGGAATGGCGAACCTTCCCCGAACCTGAATGGGTCATTCAATCGTCGTGAGCTAACCGTGACGAGTCGTGCGAGCGCCAAAGCGTTCCTGACGGTCCCAACACTACTTGCTGATCTCACTGCATCGGCGACGACAGCGGCACTTTCTAGCACGGTTGATATCCCGTTGCCCACGACGGGAGGTACGGTTCAAATTGGCGATGAGATTGTAACCTACACGGCCATCACTGGTGGCAATATCTCTGGTCTGGTTCGTGGTGCTCATGGCACGACCCAGCAAACCCACAAGGCTGGTGAGTCAGTTGTTATTCTTGCAGGTCGACCCGATGGCCTGTTTGCGGATCAGATCGCTGCGAATGACATCCTTGATGCCCGGCACGTTGTCAACCCCAATGGGTTCGACTACGAGACGCTGCTTAGGAACAACGTCGATAAACTCCTCTCCGGTAAGCTCCGGAGTACCTGGAAGCGGGGCGCAAGCACCAGCACCAAGGGTCCTTTCCTGGCATATCAAGACAAGATCGCTGGCTCGGTGACCAGCCCGGAGATCACGAAGCTGGACGGCCCGGATAACATCCGCATGGTCTGGAGCGATGCTGCGGTCCAGCAGAAAGTTGAAGTCATCGTTCGGCCGTTCACTTCGGCTGTTTTGGTTGGTTCTCAACCGCTGAACGGAACTCCGGACACTTCATTCTCTCTTTCCATCACGGCCAATACGACCGCGCAAGGGAGTGCCAATCAGTTCAATGCTGGTGACAACATCATCATCCCCGTGGCCCAGTTCAAGAACTCGGTCGGTGCAGGCGATGGTGACCAGGTTCGCTTTATTAACAACGGTATCGTCAATGCGGTGACGCTTCGCCTCGATGGTGAAGAGGTTCCGGTGGATTCATCACTGTTTACGGTGACCCCCACGAACCCCTTGCCGACGGATGATTTAACCATTACGCTGTTATCCGGATTTCCTCAGGTTGACCAGCGTAACGTCTATATAACACTGAATATCCAGTACGGCGGTGGACGTGGACTCTCGCGTCGACCAGACTCAATTCACAGCATTGCGTTGCTGACCAACACCAGCAACGAACTACTGCTCCAGCCGTCGGCGACCCCATTCACTCCCACCCAGAACACGCCTCTTCGCACTGCGTGGGCTCCGCTTTGGAGCAAGTACCGGAGTGCTACTTACAAAACGCACCTCCCAGTGACGGCGGAAAGTTTTGCGGATCTTGGCAGCAAAACTATCGCGTTGACTCCCTTCCGCCGTGTTGGTTTCCCACAGAAGCTGATCGTTCAGGATGGCACGGTTGCTAACCCTCGCTCTGGGGCAGCGTTTGCTTCAGGTACAGCCACCACGACGGGCTCTACGACCATTACAGATCTGTTGCAGAATTTCACTCTGGTAGGAGTGGTTGAGGGTGATGCAGTCACCTTCAACGCACCTATCACGGGCACCTTCACGGTTGTTGAGGTAGCTCCGCTTGGAGATATCACGCAACTAGTTTTGGATCGCGCTGTTCCCACGGGTACCCCGACCTATGAAGTTCGTCACTCACAGGGCTTGATGCCTCTGCTCAAGCCGGACGGAGTCACGTCCAAGTGGACAACCACCGACCCCCTTGGACTCTTTTCGGGCACCACCGATCCAGCGACGGCCACCAAGAACCTCTACGTGACTCTGCCACGTCACCTGATTCCAGGTTGGGGTGAAGTTCGTGTTCCTATTCTTCCGGTGGATGCAGTCAACTTTAGTCGAGGCGTCAACTTCCTGTTGATGTCAAAGTCGGGAGCGTCGCCAACAACCCAGTCTCACAACCCGACGTACGTCAGTTACAGCACGGGCAACTCATTCTCTTACGCGGCATTCTCCACGCGTCAACTTGACACGGTGTCGACCGCAACGGTGTTCAATACTCAGTACACGTTCGTGACGGGTAACGGTATCCGTTACGCCGGTACACGCTTCTTTGATGATGGTCGTGGCCGCACGGGCTTGGAGCTACCTCCTTTCTACGGAATCGCGCGCCTCTTTGCGGTCTACGAAGCGGCTGACTACGTATCTAACGGATCGGCCTTTGGTCAGTCAGATCGTATTGCCTCGGGTGCAGGAGCAACCAACCTGCTCCGGACGCAGTTCGATGGTGCGACTTTCTGGATCGAACAAGATGTCGATGGTGATTCGACCTTCGTTATCAACGCGGCGGCTTTGGATCTGTCTAAGAGCCCCAACGCGATTTCTTCGTTCACCTCGGCTCACTACGTCATCGAAGCCAGCGTCTTCGGCTTTGACCGCGGTAGCTTCGATCAGTCCAAGCCATTCCGCCTCGTGCTGAACCGCTCGCGTCTGTCCGGTACAGGAGCCACTAGTGCGACGCGTGCGGACAACTTTGGAGCGGCAGGAGTCGATGCCAAGGTAGATGGTCCGACCTGCATCATCCCTGCACCTCTCCAGGGTTCGGATCAGGCGGTCATCAACTACAGCCGCACACCCTACATGGGAAGTGCCTTCGGCGCGCAGACGGTCGACCTCGGTCACCGGAGCGGCGCAATCACCAGCGCGGAAGCGTACTCGGTCGTCTCGAACCCTCTGGACGAGCTGAATCTGACTCGGGTCAACCAACGTGCAGTTGAAGTCTTGGCATCCTTGTCGTTTTCGACTACCTTGGGTACCGGTCGACTCTCCGGAGATCTGGTCAGCAACACAGCACTTGATTTCCGAAATGTCGGATACGAGGCACTTGACTACACGACTCAACCGACGGTCTTTCCGCCAACGGCAATCAGTGGCGGTTCAACCACAAGTCGTCCGGTCGTAGCGGTCGGAGCGCTTTCGTCCACAGAGGGCGAAGTCAACACCCAGTACCTTGGTTGCACGGAACGTCTTCCACTGGGGGCCTTTTTCCGAGACAAGGACTTCCGAGGGGGTCGTTTCCAACCCGTTTCGAACGGCCTCGGAAACCGTTCACAGCTCCTCTTCCTCGAAGAGCAGGGCCTCGGTTCTTTCGTTCCCAGTTTGGCGACGACGTCGCGCGCTGAGCACAAGGAAGTCGCTTTGTCGGGTGCTAGCCAGGCCAGCGGAGCCCCCGGTGACATCATCGTTCATATGGACGGTGCTATTGCCAACTACGCGGTCAATAGCCAGTATCGCACCAATCGAGGTGGCTCGGCCTTTTGCGGCTCAGGGACCTACCCGGGCGGTGAAGTCCACTCGGCCTACGGTGAGGTCTATGGCCCTAACAGTCACACCAACGTGCTGACAGGCAAGGTTTACCTTGTCCGGAACACGGTTGCTAATGTTGGAGCTTCTGAGGTTTCGGCCGGAGACGAGTTAATGATGCTGGTGGTCACTAACGTTCACCAAGTTGGTCCGGGACAGAATCAGGTTGACAACTTCACATTGATCAGCTCGAACGGTACTCAGGAAGGTTACGCGGCTTCGGATCTTTACCGCCTTGATGGACATCCGCTGGTCAACGATAACCTCAACTACGAGGTTAATCCGGATAACATCGTTCTTTCTCGGCGAGCTGAGTGATGGGGATTCGTTCTCGTAAGGCTTCGGACTTGCCTCAAGATGTCCGTCAGGAAGGGGCTGCGCGGGTTCGACAACGAATCCGCCAACTTCTTAGTAACCCCTTCTTGACTACCCAGCAAACCGCGGTTCTCCAGGCGCAACTCAACGAACTCTCAGTTTGGGAGCGAGGCGGAGAAGCTCAGACGGTCGATCTCGACGAGACAGTTCCGCTTTCGGACGAGTAAAAAACCTATAAGAAACCCTCTCTTGCTGAGAGGGTTTCTTATGGACTTTGATCAAGCTTTTCAAGTCTTCATGAGCTGGCAGACTGCCGTGCTCTGTTTGGGCATCTATGTCATCACTTACGTCATTCGTACGGTGGTGGAATTTGCCCTTCCCAACGCCAGGAAATCTAAGTGGTGGACGGAGCTGTTTTTGCCGCTCGGCCCCATTGGTACGGGCGCGATTCTGGCGATCTTGGCAGTCAAGTTCCCTTGGCCGGTTATCGTCGAAGGAGCTGCTCACGCGGCCCTGTCGGCTCGTTTGATGTACGGGATGATCTGCGGCCTCGCAAGTGGTTGGGCCTACAATCGTCTTAGAAGCTGGATGAAGGCTACCGAAGCTGGTGAGAAACCGGATCTTCCATTTACTCCGCCGACTCTCCCCAAGGGCGGAGCGAAAGCGGACGACGCTCCGCCCAACGAGCACCCGTGGTGAGTGACGTCAAGACTTTCTGGCAAGAAGTCGGGGACCGTATCATGACAGTCCTTCGATGGGCGGGCAAGAACTTGCTCGCTCCGGTGGTGGCTATTGTCATTATCGTTGTTGCTGTCGTGCTTGTCTCGATGGGGTTCAAGGAGTTGCAAATCGGAGGACTCCTTGGCAAACTTTTTGGACGCACGACCGACGATCTCAAGAAGAACATCGATATCATCAATTCAATTGATTCGAATCGTATCGACAAGAATGGCCAAGTCATTCCGATCAATCAACCGGACAGTCAAGGTAACACCCAAGTTCAGGTGGTACCGATCAACCAGCCTGGGCTTTTCTCTGACCCCAGCGTAGTGACATTCACTCCGCCGAACGCGGACAAGCCAATCCAAATTGTTCTGCCGGACGGTGTTACTAGCAAGGACGTCGACAAAGTCGTCATAGTGTCTCCTGGCATCCATGCCATCACAGTCAAGGATAGCTCTGGTATCGACGCGAAGAAGATCGATGATTTGCTCGCTAAATATGGAAACCTATGAAGAAGTTTCTCTGCCTCCTGGCCCTCTTGTTCACAACCCTCTTTACTCCGAGCGTCGCCGCGCAACAGTGCAACGAGGGAGTTTGTGTTGCGGAGACAGACCTAAAGACCTTTGTCCAATTAGCTCGGGATCAGAAGTGCCGTCAAGAGACATCTCCAAGGCTTCAACTTGATTCGGTGACGATCGCGGTGGACAAGGATGGCCGCATTTATACCTCAGGTGCGGAACCTCTTCCGTACAAATTCCACATGGAGTGGTGCAACTACACTCTTGACGGAACCGGCAAGGTCTCGTTGGTGGCTGCACAGCACATTGATCGCGAGTGGGGTTTTCGTTTCCGACCCAAGTTCGGTGCGAGTCTTCTCGTGTTGGATGCCGCCCAGCAACCCAAAGTGACAGATGGCGTGGATGTTGCCTTCATGGCTGACCTTGCCTACTTTAAGCAGTTCAACTTGAACGCCTCCTTCGGAGTTCGTTCTGTCGGTGTCTCAGTGGGCGCCGATCTCACCAAAAACTTCGGAGCCTTTGCAGGCTACGGACTCACCTGGGGTTCGTGGCGGCACAACCCCTCTGTGGGCCTCTATTTCTCTTTTTGACAAGGTAAGCTGATGTCAGACTACTTCCGAGCACCCGTCGCCACCGATCCTCCGGCGCAATCTGAACCAGCCCTCACCGAAGAAAAAAACTTCGGAGAGCTGCAAATCTCTGAGTACATCGTTTTCCTCTTGGCGCTGGATACTTACATGCGCTACCTGGCGGAAACCGTCGGAGAAGACAAGCTTGATGACGTGACGACGGATGGCATCCAGCTTCTGCGCTTAGCTGACCGCCTCCACATCGATGCCATCGAAGCGTTTCTCAAGACTAACTTGCCTTCCGACACTCATCGGAAGATGTTGGCCAAGGCTCTTCGGATTCCATCCAACGCCAAGGGAGCGCCACGTCGCGCTCTCCAGTTCCGACTCCTGCTCAGCCGAGGTGGGTCGCCCACCATGCGTGCGGTGTTCGAGACCAACAAGGCCCTGCTCAACGTCCGCGCCGCCATCGCCGCTGCGATGATCGATGATGCCGACGCCGCCCTTGACAAGTTCGCCGTCATCCAGATGAAGAACGTCAGGTTGCGTAACTGGATCGATCGCGCCGCCGAATCGGCCGGATCCGGAACACCACCCACTGCCTTGACGGCCGCCACCCAAGCTGGTGTTTCGGACGATGTCAAGGAGCTTCTCAAGGAAAAGGTTGTTCAGAGTGGCGGCTCAGTAACTTCGATTGATGGAGCTAATGCTGGTCAGAGGCAAGATGCCATTCTGGCAAGAGTGCAGAGTGAAGCTGAAGAGACTGCCCGAAAGACGCTCCAAACCGCGAAGCTGAGTGATGACCCGCCGAGCAAGTCCGAGGTTATCGGCATTGCGACGGCCGCCGCCGTTGCTGCGATGTCGGACCCGAGTCTTGAAAGTAACTTGCCTCGTGCTTTGCAGGGACTCGCGGAAGAAAAGCGAGCCGCTATCTTGTCAGATGGCAAGGTCCGTGTGGCCGCTGGTGCTGGGTCAGGAAAAACCACCGCCTTGGTGGCCCGGGTACGCTACCTTTTGGAGAATCGCAAGGTTGCCCCTGAGAGTATCATGGCGACCAGCTTCAACAAGAAGGCCGCCGACGAATTGCGTGAGAAGATCGCAAAGGCGATCGGCAACACGGCCGCGCAGGCGATGACCATCGGAACGATGCACGGGACGTTCCTTCGATTCATCAACGAGTTTGGTGAGTCATTCGAGAAGGAGATGTTCCGGAGTGTTTCGATCCCGAACCCTCGAAACCCCAAGGAGAAAGTTCAGGGTGGCGGGTTGACAAGTGATGCGCGTATCATGGGTGCAGTCATGCGCGCCTGGAAGGAATGCTTCCCGCCTCCCCCTGATGGTGCTGAGGTAGCCGACAAGGATCTCTGGAAGATGCCTCCCAAGCTTCGTCGGATGAAGGCCTACTTGAATAAGTTCCAAGGTCAAGGTTGGTCACTCAAAGAAGCTCAAGTCTGGGCCAAGTCACAAGGAGCCCCGCCTCCAGAGTGGATCCAGGCGGTCATGTTTTACGAGCTTTATGAAGGTTTCAAGGGAGCACTCGGACCCAACTGGCGTCCTCGTCTTTGCAAAGAAGCGCCTCGCGCCTATGACAAGTTTGTCAAGGAAGTCAAGTTCGGCAAGAGTCGGGTGGCGGATTTCAGCGATATGCTGATTGTCTTCCGCAACATCCTTCGCCGTAACGAAGGGGCTCGGAAGACGCTCCAGGGCACATTCAAGCACATCATGGTCGATGAGTGCCAAGACCTGAACCCAGTCCAGTTCGAGGTGTTCAAGATGATGTCTCAACACATCAGCACTGACGATACCGACCGTAGTTTCTGGATGGTCGGCGACGACAAGCAGTCGATCTACCAGTTCCGCGGATCGGACCCTCAACAATTCAAGGACTTGGAGGAGAAGGAAGGCTTCAAGAACCGTCTCATGGAGACGAACTTTCGTAGCCTTCCCGAGATTGTAGAGTGTGCTAACCAGCTCATCGCCCACAATGAGAACCAAATCAAGATGGTGGCTCGGGCCAACCCTGAGAAACCGTACGGAAAGGCGTCGATCTTGGTCGAGTCTCCCGAGGATACCGCCAGCGCGGCTATCAGCTTTGGGGCTCGTGTCAAGAAGGCAATGTTGGCTGGCGACCCGCTTTGTGAGTTTGCTGTCTTGGCACGTACCAACGCAGAGCTTCACGATTTTGAGACGGGATGCATCATTCGAGGCATCCCGTACGTCCGGAAGAACAGCAGTTCATTCCTTGGCAGTTACGAATCGCAGGTGGCTATGTCGTTCATCGACTTCGCCACGGCGGACAGCAACGAAGTGATGCAGGATAATTTCGCAAAGGTGATTTACCACTCCAGTCGTTTCCTCATCAAGGGGAGCCCTGACCAGTTCGAGAACACTCTCAAAGGTGTGTTCACCCGCTACTGCATGGCCAATCGGGTTGACAAGAAGGACTTCAATCCCCTTGTGGCGTTGATGAACGATTCTGAGTTCGGCTTTGACCTGGTCAAGGCCATCACGGGCGCGACCCTTCGACCAGGTGAGGAGTGGAAAGCTGAGAAGGACTTGGATCAACTTACTGACCTTCTGAGCACCTTGGCAGAACTTCGAGGTAAGGTCACCGAGGATGGGTATACGACCAAAGATCTCCTGAACGACATACTCTCCATCGAGGGCATGGAGTTGGTGCTCGATGACAAGGGTCGTATGGTGCGCAAGCCCATTACGCTCAAGGACAAGATCGTCCGTCAGCTCGCCAGCAAGGTCTCCGATGAAGACGAAGAAGAGGATGACTCCAGTACCGAGGGCGAAGAACCTCTCGGCGCGCTCGCATTCTTCTATGCGATGATGGAGGTCGACCCGACTGAATTGGATCTCGATCCCAGCAAGCCAATCGATTTCCGGATTAAGATCGACCGCTTCAAGGCTCGTGCGACGGACCTCCGTATCGATCCCAGCAAGTGGGAGAAGGAGCAGCGAGCGCTTCCGCTCGACAAGCGTGAGAAGCCTCCGGGTGTTTACTTGGGAACCGTTCATAGCGTCAAGGGTGCCGAGTGGCAGGATGTCACCACCTTGATGCCGAAGGGTCGCTTCCCCATCGAGTTCAAGCCCAAGAAGGCGAAGAAGAATGACGTTCCAGAGATTCCGTTGATGGCAGAGGCGGAACGCCTCGAAAGCGAGCGTCGGCTCGGTTATGTTGCATTGACGCGTGCCATCAAGAACCTTACGGTGGTTTGTCCCAAAGTGGTCAATAACCAGCCCGCCGGTATGAGTCCCTTCGTCATCGAAGCGGGTTTGAAAGAAGGCGAGAACGTGGGTGTTGGAGGCACCCACGAGGTGGTCAAGACCGCATCAGAGGAGTTCTCCGATGACCTCGGCGCGTACTTACAGGACTTCGACGTTGTTGCGTCGGAAGTCATTGAACCAGTTAAGTCAATTCTCCCGCCGGTACCCCCGGCCTCCGAAGTGGCGGTCGACCTTGCGGAACGTGTAGCAACACGCATCGCCCAAAAGAGTGAGTGGAAGTGATGATAGAGAATAAAGTTGCCGCCGGAGCCCGGTTTACTCCGATCACGATGGCTGAAGTTGAACTATTCCTGAAGCGTGGCTTCCGGGCTCTCAAGCCCACGAAGATTACCAGGAACGGGGAGTATTGCTTCAAGTTGATGATGAGTGACAATGTGCACATCTTGGTATGGACGTCCATCCATGTGGGCACCGACCAAGGTGCCGGCAAGGGTGTAGACCCGATGCGAATCGGACTCTATGAGGATGGAGGGCGCCCTTTGATGAAAGGGAAGCTAGAAATCGTCAAGCGCACACAGAACTGGCGTGATTCTCTCCAGGATCGTATTGAAGAGTTGATGGAGACTTACGATGACCGCGAGGAATACTGGGAGCAGCGTGCCCAGTGGAAGCCCGGACAATGAAAGCCACCAACTCACGACGGCGGTCAAATCTTTACTACCATCCGACCTGGTTTATCGGGAAAATCATCGAGTTCCGGGAGGACGGGAATCATCAGATGCTTGTCGAATCTATCGAGCGCAAGCATCTTGGGCCACACTTTGTCGGCCGTTTGGTTTTACATGGAAGCGTTACGCCGCTGATCGTCAGCGCTAGCATCCGGAACACGGATTGGTGGCTTTCTGAGCGTCGAAAGCGCCGCACCTCAACGTCACGGAATTGAGTGAGGCAGCCCGTAGAGCAGAACCCCGTTTCGTACCCATAGTCGGAATGAAGCGCCATCATGAGGACGGATTCCCTCAATTCGTCGACTACAAGTCAATTTTGGTGCCTCCCCGACGACTTCCCCGTGTAGTAAGTGCATGCGCCGATCTAGGTTGATGTCCCCAAGGGGTGTCTTGATCATCGTAACGTCGTGGCCCAATTCGGCATCGTAACTGCGCCACATTGCCCCATAGGTCGCCTCGACGAGCGTTATTAGCTCCAGGGTGTCCTGACGCTTGTAGAAGCGCCGGAAGAATACCTGCCATTCATCCTCCGAAGTGAATGGATTTCCGCACGCTTTGCATTTTTTGGGCCATCGTGAGTCATCGCGAAAATAGAACTGTCCCCAATTCGGCTGGTCGACGAACTCTTCGCAATTTAACGAAGCCTCTGCATCATGGTACCCTAAGGGACCAGTGCAGTTGTTCTCCGAACCTGCACTGTAACGACGAAGCAGTCGTTCCCAGAGCAATGTAGGTGCAAGTAGATAGCAGTCTACTGAAATCATGTCCTTCCCGAAAGACTCCAAAGAGACATTGCTACAAGGTTGAGAAGGTAGTCGCGTTCTTGACGGTTGAATCGCTCCTGCTCCTCCACGGAATCCCCTGGTAGTTGCAGGTCTGGTCGGGTAGGGTGTTCGCAGCGGATTCGGTCTGCGATATGGCAAACTGAGTACTTGTAGTTGTGTGATGCACGCATTCCAAAGAAACCTAGTTCTTCTAGTTTGTTCAGATACCCTCTACAGTCCCCGTCGACCACAAAAGCCCAAGCGGCTGTATACTTGTTGTTAGCCAGCCAGAGGATCATGTCCAGGCCGCCCTCCGCTAAGGTGTCGTAGGAGCGAATTTCATCCCGGACTGTCAGTAGGGCGCCGTTGTAGTTTTGCTTGCTTACTCGGGTGGTGAAGTTGTGTAGGTCTTCGGGGTCCTTCGGCACATTGAGCCAGTTATGGTTCAACATCTTCAGTCCCCAGTCGGTCTCAACGGCCCATTGGGAAATCAGAATACCAAGTGACGACATATCGGCAAGTGGGGACAACGAGATATTGTAGCGCGCAACCTGTGTCCAGATTTGGTCGAGCGCGAAGAGTGCCTCTTCTGGCGTTGTAGCAGTTGTCCTGTTGGGAACCCTGGTACCGGGCATCGCGTTTCCTTACTCAATCGAGGGGTTCGATAAGTCTTTTCGGGTCGGCCAGAAAGCCCCTGTCTTCGGTGTAGGCATACGCCGTGGATATCAAAAAAGCCTACGACCAGCTCAAGTCGATTCGGACCAGTACGACTCTGTCGCTAAAGCCGACGAAGATGCTCCGCGAAGAGATTACGGGACTAGATGGGTCAAAGATACCTTTCAAGCTCCGCTATTACCAGTGCCAAGGCATTTTTCACCTACTGGTGATGAAGCGTATGATTCTTGGTGATGGTACCGGTTTGGGAAAAACTTGTCAGACAATCGGGGCTCTTTGCTACCTCTACCCGACCGAGCCAGACAACAAGACCCTCATCTTGTGCCCGAAATCGGCCATTCGCCAATGGGGCTCCGAGTTCGAGCGTTTCACCAACGGCATTCGAGTCCTGATTCCCAAGGGGAAGGTCGAACAGCGTGAAGAGACCTACAGAGAGTTCCTCGCGGCCCCTACGGGCCCGGACGATCCCAAGATCGTCATGGTGATGAACTACCATACCTTGATTCGAGACTGGCAACATGGATTCAAGCCAGTTCCACTTGACAGTCGAGGTAAACCTATACCGGGAGCCAAGCCAGTGCCTGGCCTTCTAGAGGATATCTTTGGACAAATCAAGTCCCTAGTGACTGTCTACGATGAATGCACGGCATTCAAGAACGGTCAGACCAAGACATGGCAAGTGTGTAAGGCTCTTTCGGACATTTCTCATCGCTGCTACGGACTGACCGCCACCCTGCTCAAGAACAAACTGGAGGAGGGCTTCTACATCATGAAGGTCATCCAGCCGGCGGTTTTCACCAGCAAGGCCCAGTTCATCAAGGACTACTGCTACACGCAAATGCAGCGGGTCAAGGGGAGTCGTCGGCAAATACCCATCATCGTTGGGTACAAGAACCTAGAAGCTTTCCGTCAGACCATCGATCCGTATTTCTACGGCCGCCCAAAGCACGCCGTCGCCACCGAGCTTCCCAAGTTGACCACGCGAGAAATTCTCTGTGAGCTATCACCCGCCGAAGACCGGAAGTATGGCGAAGCTCTTGAGGGTATCTTGGAGATGGGTGACGGCGAGGTCAAGGACTACGAGGAGACCAAGGTCCTGACGAGCCTAATCTACTGTCAGCAGATTGCAGACTCATTGGCGCTTCTCAAGTTCAAGGAAGGCGATGTTATCCATGAGAACCACATCGAGGGAGTCAACCTTGAGTTCAAGGAGATGAGCGCCAAGGAGCAGGCACTCCTGGATCTCTTGACTGAGGAGTTCGAAGGCGAGAAAGTCATTGTCTATACAAAGTTCGAAAGTCATGTCGGTCGGTTGCAGAAGCTCTTGGAGAAGGCAGGTATCAAGAGCGTCCGTGTGACCGGCAAGGAAAACGAGGCCAAACGCAAGTTGGCTCAAGATGCCTTCCAGAATCTCAGCAGCGACACGCAAGTTATCTTTATCACCGACGCAGGGTCGGAAGCAATCAACCTTCAAGCGGCTGTCGCGCTTGTTTTTATGAATTCCCCATACAGCTACGGAGGCTACGCGCAGCTCCTTGGTCGTCCGATTCGTATCGGGTCACCGCACCCGAACGTCTACGCGATCCACCTGGTCGCCCGTCGACCACGAAAGGGGAAGGAGCAGAAGACCATCGATGACCACGTTCTCAAGCTGCTCCAGAAGAAGCAGGATTTCATCGAGAAAATCATCGGAGAAGCGGCGGTGGGTGCGTTGACCTTCACGAAGGATTCCGCAGTCAAAGACCTTTTTCAGCAAGTACTGAATGGTGCTCGGGGTAATGGTGAATGATGGAACAGCGCACCCCGAAACCAGACTGTCCACTCTGTAAAGGGACGGGGTCCATCTCAGTTGATGAATTGACCGAGCGTTTTTGCAAGTGTTCCTACATGAGAGCCTTGGTGGCTCACTTGGGCCCGGAGATCGCTAGCGCTCCGATGCTTGACGGTAGCCCTCTATACATTGACGGGGAAAAGCGCAATGACCCCCCGGCGGTTGACAAGACCTCTAAGAACCTAATCATTCAGGGCAATTGGTATGACATAGTTCCCCACATCAAGTGGGCTTTGATCGCGAAGGGTCTCAAGTTCTTCTCCAAGATAGTCACGGACGAGAAGCTCAAGAATGTTTGGTTGGGCAACGAGAAGTACAACTCCCGTCCGAAGAAGAACAGAGATGACGACGCCACGTACAATTCCCTGGGTGATCTTATCGGAGAAAACTACCATCTTCTTGTTATCCGTTTGGGGCATCTTGGGTACAAGAACATCGCAATGCCCGGGATACTCAAGGAAGCACTGATGCTTCGGCAAGTTGCCCGAGTGCCGACTTGGCTGATCGTCGAACCCGGTAACCCCTTTGTTCCGGGTCATTTCGCTTACAGTGACGATGTTTACTCGTATCTGGCCCATAACAATTACGAAATCATCCGCATCAAGGAGACCGAAGCTGGCCGAAAGGCCGCCCTGGCGGAGTTGTTGTCAGAACAAGTAGATGAGGAAGGTAACCTCTCTATGGGTATTGATACTACTCCGATGGTTCAATCACGGCCACCCGCCCGGCCGCGGAGTGACCCACCTCCTTCGGTCACCGGATCTAGTATGGACATGGCTGGACTCGATGATGCGAAGGGCAAATGGAGGGCGAATAAGAAAAAGCGTTGGGGTTCTGGTGGTGAGGGTGGCATCTGATGAAAAGAGTTCTCCGCTCTATTCTTGACTTTGATGGGTCTATCACCCAGGACAACCTGTGTGCGAATCTCCAGAAGCTTATCATCTCGCGATTGGAGTGGACTCGGCCGGATGACAAGAAGGTTTTCGACTTTGTCAAGACGTACTTCCACACGCGCCTAGAGGTACCTGCTAAGGCGACCATCGTCGACTACTTCGAAAAGCAGAATGACCAAGAGACGATGGAGCGTCTCAAGGACATTGAGTCCGCTCAGGCGTATATCCGAACCAACTTCACTCACCTTGTCAGCCAGCTCGTCGACGACCAGAACAAGCTCAAGGCCATCGCACTCCTCCAGGAGAGCAAGGACATCATTCACAAGGGGCTCACCATCGAGGGTGAGGTCAAGCGTGGTGTCCGAGATGGTCTCAAGCACTTCGCTTTAAGTGCCAATACGCTCATCACTTCTGAGACTAGCACTCAGATTCGAGGTAACCTCCGCGCCGACGGTGAGCAGGTCTGGAAGGAATACGAGCAGGCCCGCAACAACAAGGGACTCACTTGGGGCAAGTTCACAGGCCTTAATGAGATCGACAAGATTTGCCACGGCATCAAGCGCGGCGAACTCTGGATGCACGCGGCCTATGCCGGAGAACTCAAGACCACGTTTGCCACAACGTGGTGCTACAATCTGATAACCCGCTACCGGACCAACGTCTTCTATGCCTCGCTGGAGATGAAGTACGAGCACATCCGGAAGCTGATCTACACGATCCACACGACCAACAAGAAGTGGGAACTACAGGGGTACAAACCCCTCGACTACCGCAAGGTGCGTGACGGCGAGTTGACTCCTGAAGAAGAGAAGTTCTTCCAGATCGTTATCGAGGACTTCTGCACCAATCCGGACTACGGACACTTCGATGTCTGGGCTCCGGACGATGACGTCTCGCCCGACGACATCCGAATGGAGGCAGAACTCCAGCACAAGAACAACGAGATTGGTCTCTTGGTGGTTGACCACGGCGGTCTCGTAGAGCCCCGAAAAAAGAAGCGCAACAAAGATTTCGGAGTCGAGCTGAACAGCGTCATCCGTGACTTCAAGAAGCTGGCGCTCCACTTCAACCACGGTGAATCTATTCCGCTCCTGCTGCTATTTCAGATTAATCGTCAAGGCAAAGACGAAGCCAACAAGAACGAAGGTCGGTATGAGATGAAGGCGCTCGCGTACGCCAACGAAGCAGAGCGTTCGGCGGACATCATCACGACCACTTATCTCAATCCGGACCATCGGGCCAATAAGACCACTCGGTTCTGCAACCTCAAGAATCGAGACAACCCGCAATTCAACCCCTTCGACGCGCAGGTCAACTTCGACAGCCGCTATATCAAAAATCTAGATCCGTTCGCGGGTAGCGATGGTCAAGGTATCTCGGTTGATGACCGTCGAAGCATCGGCAAAGAGATGACGGGTATTAGTTTGACAGACACCCCTTGGGCCACTTAAGCCATTCGGTGTAGAGCACGGAAGAGGGGATTCCTATCCTATGTTGTTTACCGTAGCAGAGGGTTGGGCGATTGGTGGGTGCGTCGCCTCCCTGGTTAGCCCTGGGGTCATTGCTATCTTGGTGGAGAGACAAGTTCGAGCTTGGGTGGAGGAGCGCAGTCGCACGAAGGCCCGCCGTCTCTACATCGATGCGGAACGCCAATACAACGACCAATATTTTCGTTAGTCTTTGAGAAGGGGTCCGAGCCGTAAGGTTCAGGGCCCCTTCTAGTTAGAGGTCCCAAGTGTCCGACAAGAAGCGCAACTTCCTACGGGAAGGTCAAGAGCAAAACGAGCGGAACGATGTCATGCGGGAGTGGGTTCGAGCCCGCATCGCGGTGGCCCGGGATGCCATTTCGGCCCATCAAATTCTACGGCATTTCGGAGTCAACCTCCGCCAAGCCGGAGATGACCATGAGGAGCAATTCTCATGCCCATTCCACGGTGAGGACACCAAACCCTCGGCCCGTGTCTACCCGAGTGATGCTCGGAGTGGGTCACATGTTTGGTGCTTCGTATGCAACGAGCGATGGGACATTTTTGCTCTTTGGAAGAAGTTCAAGGGTCAAGAAGACACCAAATTCACCGCTCTGCTCTTCCAACTTGAGAAGGAGTTTGCCCTGTCGGTACCGGAGGGTCCCGAGCCAGGAAGCTATGGCGAGCGTGTCGTTCCGGATACCCGAGAGTTTGATGAGTTGGAGCAAAGTTACCGGACCTGTGAGACCCGACTCCGGCATGCCAAGCATGCCTTTGCGATGCAAGGCTACTTGGTAATCGGCTCGTTACTAGATCGTATCCGGTACCACCTGGATTCACGACTGGGAGACCCGCCGGCACTCAAGGCTCAGATGCGACAAATCCTTGATAAGATAGGCGAGAAGGAAAGGTCAAACTAATGCCCCGTCAACTCAAGATCGCCACCAAGGAGTTGGGTGAGCTGCGGCTCTACCTCATTTACGAAAAGGAAGGCGAGTGGGAAGGCGAGTGGGCTGCCCTCCAGAAGAATCCGGCGGGTTCCATCTTGACCAAAGTGGACAAGGATCTGATGGAAGCCGCCCTTCGGGGGTACACCTTACCGCTAGTCAAGTTGCTAGGACTCAATGGGGAATTAGCCATTCGGAAGTTGCCTCTGATTGACCAAGTCTGTAATCAGCGGAAGACCTGCAAGCTCTTCGACCTTCGCCAGTGCGTTCCGACGCACCCGAAGATGCCCTGGTGTTTTCAGCCCGCCGGAGGAGAAGACGAAGTTGTCAGGGAGCGCTTGGCAACCGTTATCCAGCTCTGGCGCGAAGGCAACTACATTATCGTAGTTCGGGAGTAGGGTTCGGTGTCATATCCTCCGTGAGGGCTGCATGACATCAGAATCTCTTGACGATCTTGACACTACGACTAACCTCTCAATGGATGATTCGGACGACGATACCGCGTCTTTCATAACGGGGGTCGACACTGGGTCGAAGGCCCCGTCCTCACCTCCTCCTGCTCCGATCCCGGTCAGCATCGCGGCGATCTCTACCCCGCCGGCCTCCTATGAAGACGATGACGGGGATGACCCCTCCACGTTCATGGAGACTTTGGGTCTCAGCCGAGACGCTTCGGTGGCGGACATCCGGAAGCCCTGGATGGAGAACCACCAGTTCGTGCTGGTCAGCAGCATCGAACAGCTCCGTAGTATTGTCGATCATGCGTTGAAACATGGCCGCTGCGCACTCGACCTTGAAACTCAAGGTCTCGACAGTCGCATCGACTGGAAAGACGGTAAACCCCAGACTCGACACAAGATCGTTGGCTACTGCCTCTCGGTCGACGGCAAGACGGGCTACTACGTTCCGGTTCGACATAAGCCCGCGGAATCAGTTAACTTACCCAACGATGAGGTGGAGGCAGAGATCCGTCGACTTTGTTTGGCCTCTCAACCCAAGTTGACCGAAGAGGGCCTAAGGAAGGACCCCTTGGCCTCGGCAATGATTGCCGAGAAGCCTCAGGTGATCATCTACTTTTGGAATGCCAAGTTCGATCAAGAGTTTCTCTTCCCTGTTTGTGGCCTCGATTGGTGGCACCCGGACAGCTTCGAAGATGGCAACCTACTGTACTACTGCAAGTACAGCAACGACAAGAATCTTGGACTCAAGGCAAAGTCACGCGAGCTACTCACTACCACCATCGAGGCGGAGCGCGCTCGGAAATGGTGGCCGCACGACTACCCCGTGGACAACCCCAAGCTCTGGAAGAGCAAGCAAGTCCCGTACGAGATGATCGAACTCAAGGAGTTGTTTATCCAAGGGCGCAAGGGGATCCACTTTGACCAGCTCACCCCGGAAGAGGGTCTTTACTACGCGTGTTCCGATGCTATCTGCACCTATCTCATCTGCGATGGGGATGAAGCACAGAAACTTTACAAAGACAAGAAGTACGCCAACACCTACCGCCTGGAAAAGCAAGTTGCACAGGTGGTTCGCGTCGTCGAGCGCAATCGCGTCAAGATCGACAAGGCGTACGTCATCGAGTTGCTCGCGGAAGCTGGTACCGAGGCTAAGGGCTATGAGACTGAGATCCTAGACATCGCCCGCGCCCGCGGCTACCCGGACCTCGACCTCCGAAGTTCCAAGAAGCTGTCCGAGTTCCTCTTCTCGGACAAGTGGCTCGACCTTACTCCGAAACCTGAACGCAATGAAGCGAGCGGCCAATACAAGACTGACGCCGATACGTTGGAAGCCCTGTTCGAGAAAAACTCGGACAACGCTATCCTCGGCAAGCTCGTCAAGTTCCGCCAGATCGACAAGGTCATCGGGACCTACCTGGAGAACCTGCGTGACAACTGCGATGAGGAAGACCAGATCCGAGTCCAGTTCAAGCAGACCGGAGCACCGACCGGACGATTCGCCGCTCCCGCCGGGCAACCGGAACATGGTTTCGGTGGGGTTCCGATCCACGGTATTCCGGCGACCTACGATGACAAGAAGCCGAAGGTCGCTACTAGCCTTCGGAAGATTTTCGTCGCCCGTCCGGGCTACACGATGGTCAAGGTCGACTACGCGGCCGAAGAGCTTCGCGTCGTCACCAACCTTTCCAAGGAGCCGGTCTGGATCAAGGAGTTCATGGAGGGCACCGGAGACCTCCACAGCATTACTGCTCGGGCCTTCTTCAACAAGCCCGAGGTCACTAAGCAGGAACGGCAGCAGGGAAAAACGGCCAATTTCGCGCTAGTGTACGGGGGTGGGGCACAAGCGATTGTTCGTGCGACGGGCTGCTCTGAGCAGGAAGGCGCTCGCCGAAAGGCAGCCTTCGACAAGGCTCTCCCGACTTTCTCCCTCTGGGTAAAGAAGCAGCATCACTTTGTCACGGCCAACAAGGGTGTCTATAGCGCTTTTGGCCGCTGGATGGCCATCCCGGAGATCGACTCCGAAGATCGGATGATCCAGTCAGCCGCCAAGCGATACGCGATCAACTACCCGGTTCAGGGAGCTGGCGCGGATATCATGAAGATTTCGATGGTGCTCCTCCACAAGGAGTTCTTCCGTCGGGGTTGGATTCAGAATCAGGACGTTCGTCTGCTCCTTAGCGTGCACGACGAAATTGTCTTCGAGGTCCGTGATTCGATGATGAGCGAGATCGTTCCGGTCATTGTTGATGGAATGACTGCGCCCGGTCGAATGGTCAAGGATTGGCCGGTTCCGCTAGTCACCGAGCCGCTGATCGGCAGGACCTGGGATGCCAATGTCAACTGGGAACTCATCCACCATGGTGAACAGAAGGCCCAGAAGGAAGGCGAGAAGCTCAAGAGCTACGAGATCCGAGTGGGAGATAGGGTCTACCATCGGGTACCGGAGTGGTTGGAATCCTTTGTCTGTCCTGAATGGACCGGCAAGATTGCCACCAAGCCAGAGCCGGGCGTTGAGAATCGGTACAACACCAGCTCCGGTTCGGTTCCTCCCGCGGCGGTTGAGGCCTCGACTCCATCGCAACCCAAGTCTACAATCCCCGTGCCAACAGACGGACCCAAACGAGAAGTCTTCGTTCGGCCGATTGTCATCTTGACAAAAAACACGATCAAGACCATTCGGTTGGCAATTGTGGATACCGAAGACGAGGTCAAGGGACACATCCTCCACGTGGTGGACGCCTACGGCAACACTTTAGTTGACCCGGCATTGAGTATCCTGGTCAACCCGGAGGCTTTCTCAAAGTACCTTCGGGAGCGAAACCTTTGATGCGACCCTTCTAGAGAGATGCCTGAAAAGCGCCGACTAGACTACCTGAAAGAGTGCAACGAGTATGCGGTTCCGCTTGACCAATTTGGTGAGCAGTTCTGTAGTCGTTGCCAGCAGCCGGAGTGTACCCGAAGTCAGTACGGGACTGCCGGATTCGACCAGCGAGTTTCAACATGGCTGGAAAGACTCTTCACCGAGGTTCCTCGGATGGAGCCCTCGGATCCTAGATTTGGTAAGATTCAGGCACAGAAGTTCTTCATGGTTGAACCATCACTGGGTTCCGTGACAACTTCAGGGTGGGATATGCCGGACCTTGGGGTTTCGACCGAAGGTGCTCCGGCGTCGGTCAAGGAAGAAGCTGCTCCAATTCCAGCCGCTGCACTGGTGGTACCGGACCCGACCGAAGCTCCTTCAGATGAGGCAACAGAGCAGGTACCTTCGACGACCTTGCATCGGAATCTGCTGCTGATGAACACCCCCGCACAGCCGGGGCGAATGCTGCAAGGCGGGGTTCCGCTAACGAAACCGGGGGGCAAGGTCGCATGGCAAGCCCCCGCCCCGTCAGATGCACCCATCGTAAAGCCGGGGGGCCGGGTGAAACTGGGTGGTTGACGGTGTAAGAACAGAGAACACGCAGAAGGAGTATGGGGATGGAATACAAGGTCGTCATCAAGAAGGACGGGCAAACAGTCGTCGAGGTCGTTGATCGTGGCGAGCACCTCTGTTCTTCAATCTACAATGTCACACAGAAGCTGGGTACCACACTCTCTGACGAAGAGATTGGCCCGGAGTGTGGGCCCGTCCACGAAATCACTTCGGAATGATGAACATTCCTCAAATCCAATAGGAGCCAATCGTATGTCTCACCGTGTAACCGTTCAATCCGAAATGACCGACAAGTCGATCGCCATTGCGGCGCTCACCAACGCCAAGCTCTCCTTCACGGAGCAGGACGATGTCCTCTACGTGAACAAGGGTGGAGGTCGCCAGAATTTCTCCATCAACCTCAAGACGGGCGTAATTGTTGGTGACAGTGATTACCATAAGGCGTCCGAGCTGGGACTGCTTCGTCAGCATTACTCACTGGCGAAGTTCTTGAAAGAGGCCCAAGACCAGGGCCACCAGGTGCAGAACCAGTTCACCGATGAGCAGGGCAACATTGTCCTGCTCTGCCGTGCAGTCTGACTGTCTTCTGACCGTATCATACGAAGCCTCGAAGTATTACTTCGGGGCTTCGTCATTTTGGGGTGTAGAGGAGCGGAGGAGACTACGAATGGCAGACGCGCAGGAAAAGAAGAAGCTTGACAAACAGCTCGCCGTGCACGTCAAGGCGTACACGAGCTTCATTTACTACGTCACCAACGAGGAAGACCGCTTTCTCAAGCAGTTCCTTGCGGCAGTTCCCCAGCGTCAAGAGAACATGTTCGTCTACAACAGCACGATGGGGTTGGTCAAAGTCAAGGACTACTTCGCGGGCCTTGAAAAGGGAGTTGCGCCGTTGGCTGTACCTCCGACGACGGTGATGTTCACGACCGCCATGCGGGAAATCTTCAAGGCGGAGACCAGTCCCAAGTCTCCCAATTTCTATTTCATTCTTGACAGCGAGAAGCACCTTAGCGGCACACCTGAGGTTCGTGAGGTGCTGAACGTCGTCCATCAGACCAACCAGGACGTCTTCTCCGGCAAATTTCTCATCTTCGTCGGCTCCCGCAAGTACATACCTGAGAAACTTCAGCGCTACATCGAAGTCATCTTCGACAAGGGTCCTTCCGCCACTGAGGTGGCGGAGTTGGTGGAAAAAACCTGCGAAGGATTCAATAAGGCTGCCAAGCGCAAGTCAATCGAGCCCGGTCAAGAACCCCTTAAAACCGAGATGGTGGTTCCTGCTGATTCGTTGCCTCTTTTCAAAGGGCTGACTACCTACGAGATTCGGCAAGCTTTGTCGATGACTGCCGCGTTGACTCGGACTGAAGGATTACATTTCGACCCGCAGATCATCATCGACTATCGTCGCAAGCAGTTCCTCAAAAGCGACTTGATCCAGCACGTCGATACCT